TCGCTGATGACTTCCATCCTGTCTGCAAAGACTGTGACCCCGGAAGGCATCATGCGTGAGACGCTGATGAAGCCGCGATACGCAGTGATGTAAAGAACACAGAGAGCCTTCGGGCTCTCCAACAAACTTAGGATGCTTCCAGCAAACTTTATACATTTCAAGCCAATCTTTTGAAAAAGTAAAAGCATCCTGTTATTTTGACGAGTGGCAAAAGTATAGGGTCTACCTATGCGCCTAGCTGTAGGGTATAACCTGGGTAAAAATTTCATTAAGCCTAACATACAGAGCGTCAAACCAATTTGCCAGGGTAGCTCAGTTGCGAAGAGCGTCGGCGTGAAATCCCGAAGGCCGTAGGTTCGATCCCTACCCGCTGGCACCAAACCTATTCCGCAGAACCCGAGCAAGGCGCATGGGCGTGACTGTTAATCACTGGTTAGGCTGGATCGTTGCCAGCGTGCGGAGCCATTCATGAGGTCGAGCCAAGGGAGTAAGTATCACATCGGGTGCGTCAGCGCAGTCGGTTATGGCGGCAGAGTTCTCCTACCTCATCTTCTATTTTCTGGGTGTAAGCACGTAGTGGTAGCGTTCCCGGCTTGGAACCGGGGGGCCTAACGGTCCCTGTACGTTCGATTCGTACCTCCCAGACCATTTGCCAAGAAAGCTGTCTCAAATCTGAGACAGCAGCGCGGTGCAGTCCGAGGTTAAAGGCACCTTATAATTCCTCGGCGTACGAGTGGTTAGCCTAATTGGTAAGGCAGCAGTCTCCAAAACTGTGAGCGAAAGTTCAATCGCGGTTCGAGTCCGTGACCATTCGCCAGATACGTTACTATACAACGCACAAGCCTGTATAGTAGCTCTGTTGGGGTCAAATCGATTGGAGCAGATATTGCGCTTTGACCGCAAGTGAGTAGGTTCGATTCCTACGGCCCCTGCCAAAACATTCTCACCGCCGATGGATTCGGCGCTGTGGCTACGAACCACGGCTAGGGCGTTCGAATCGCTCCGGTGGGTCCATGTCTCCGTGGCGGAATGGCAAACGCTACTGCCTGCAAAGCTGATATACGTGAGTTCGATTCTCACCGGAGATTCCATGTCGTTGTAAACGACACATCCCTAAATCATGTCGCAATTTGAGTGAATTTCGTACACGTTTTCTTTAGCCTACATCCGGCTTCTCGGTGTTTCTCCTCTTCTCCTTGGCTGAGAGGTTGGGTGTAGGCTAAAGAGAATCAATTTGTCGCCCGACCCTCGAAAGAGGGGCGGGCTTTTGCCGTTTGGAGAAAATATTGAGCGACGAAGATCGTCTCCACATCGGCCCCTGCTCGGAAAAGCAACGTCTAATCCTTCTGGATGATTCTACGGACATTCTTCTTTGCGGCGGTGGGGCTGGTGGAGGAAAGTCACACACATGCCTAACTAAGGCTATCGCATACATCAACGACCCAGCAGCCCGCGTGCTCATCGTTCGTAAGAGTTTCCCGCAGCTAAAGCTGCCTGGAGGCTTGATCGATGAATCAAAGGCTATCTACAAGCACTTCAAGGGCCGTTACCACGTGCAGCCTTGCACGTGGGTATTCCCTAATGGGGCTCGAATTCAATTCGCCCCCATTCCTGACAACATCCTAGAGTGGCAGGGTCTGCAAGCAACTCACTTCCTCGTTGACGAAGCCGCTGAGTTCACGCAAGAAGAAATCCTCTTCCTTATTTCTCGTCTCCGCTCAGCGAAGTACAAGGGGCATATGAGCATCACGCTCACATGCAACCCCTCACGAGACAGCTTCCTGTACGAGTGGGTGAAGTTCTCACTTGACGAATCAACAGGCGTGCCTTTGGGAGGCACTGAGCATCGTATCCGCTGGCTAGTGAACCTGAATGGTCAGGTCTATTGGGCAGATGACCCTGAGGAGTTGTGGGAGAAGTATGGCGTACCTGGAGGCTACTGCCGTGTAGCTGATGAGCCGGGTGCGAAGGTCAATTTCATCCCTCGCTCATTCCGCTTTATCCCTCTTACAGTATACGACAACACGGTGTTGTTGAAGAACAACCCTGGGTATCTAGCCAACCTGCTGTCGCAGCCTCGCGTCAATCAGCTACGCTATCTCCATGGATCGTGGACAGCCCGCGCTACAGGCTCAGGCTTCTTCCGTCGTGAGTGGGTGAAGTTCATTGATGCTCACGAGCTACCTCCTAATCGAATGTCTGTTGTGCGTGCGTGGGACTTTGCAGCTAGCCAGCCTAGCGAAAGTAACCCTGACCCTGACTGGACAGCCGGTGTGAAGATGAGCCGAGACAAGCACGGCTACTACTACGTAGAAGACGTTGTACGCTTCCGTCAACTGACGGACTACGTTGTACGCGAGGTGATTAAGACCGCTATCAGAGACGGCTTGGATGACTGCAAAGTCATGATCCCTAAAGACCCCGGCGCAGCCGGGAAGACGGCTAATGCCTTCTTCCTACGCACGCTTGCTGAGGAAGGCATTTACGCTCGCTCTGTGCAAGTCTCAGGCTGGACAGGAAAGATCAAACGCTTCCTCCCATTCTGTACTCTAGCAGAGTCTGGTGTTGTGCGGGTAGTCCGAGGCGAATGGAATGAAGCATGGCTCACAGAACTTGAATACTTCGAAGGTGATCGCAACCAGAAGGATGACCAAGTTGACGCCACGGCAGACGCTTTCAATACACTCTCGAAGGAAGTCATGCTGCCGACATTCTCAGTGCCTTCATTGGAACAAGCTTCTCCGTTGCCAAGAGTGTGATTTGACAATTAGAATTTTTCGTGTATAATTCGCATATTACTAAGGAGTAGCGCATAATGCCTGAAGCGAAAGACGCCCAAGGCGTCAGCGCTGCGGCTCTAGCTCCAGATGACCAACAAGTTATTCCTCGCATCAAGCTGGGTGAACAAGGTGTTCTCGGACTAAAGACCAGCGGAAACCGAATCCTAGAAGAAACAACGCGCGCTTTCCGCTACCCCGACTTCATTAAAACTGTCGCAGAAATGCGCAACAACCCAACGGTTGGCGCAGCGATGAATGTTTGGCGAATGATGATTTCGCGTGTGGAGTGGGATGTAGAAGCGCCTAAGGGTGCTGATGATAAGCTAAAAGAGCGTGCCTCTCTCGTCCGTACATTGATGGACGACATGGACAGCCAAAGCTGGTCAGCATTCATTGAACAAGTCATTCCGTACCTGGAATACGGTTTCGACATTCACGAAATTGTGCTCCGTCGTCGCCTAAAGCGCAACGGCTCTAAGCACAACGACGGACTTGTTGGACTCAAGAAGCTAGCCCCTCGCGCTCAAGACACAATTTGTGGCTGGGTGTTTGATGAAAACGGCGAGCTAACGGAAGTGCAGCAATCGCTGCAAGCCATTGAGAACAACTACCGATACATCAATCGGGCAGACCCTCAGACTGGGAAGATTCATATTCCACGCCAGAAGTTCTTGCTGTTCTCAGCAAGCGCAACTAAGGGCAACCCAGAGGGTAATTCCATCTTCAAGAACATCTATCTTGCCTACAAGCAATTGAGTTTGCTGCAAGATCAAGAACTCCTAGGAATTGCCAAGGATGTTCAAGGTATTCTGAAGATCGAGATTCCACCTCGTTATCTCTCTCCTGACGCATCAGCAGAAGATAAGGCTACGGTAGCTGCTTTCCAGCAGATCATCGACAACTATAACGCTGGCACGCAACGTGGTTTGCTCGTGCCACAAATGTACGATCCTGAGACTAAGCTTCCTCTATTCACCTATGTACTCATGGAGTCGAAGGGTGGAGCTAAGTACGATACCGAATCAGTTATTCGTCGCCTCCAAGGTGACATTCTTTCTGCCCTATCCGTAGACATCCTCAAGCTTGGTGCTGAAGGGTCTGGCTCGTTCTCGCTTGCCGAGAGTAAGTCGTCTGTTCTTGCCCTGGCTATTGATTACCGTCTACGTGAAATCGCTGAAGTGCTGAACCAGCATCTAATGCGCCTCATCTTTGAAATGAACGGCTGGGATACAGCAACGCTACCCAAGTTTGTTTACAAGGATGTTGAAGAAATCAGCTTGGAAGAGTTCTCTAAGGCTGTTCAACGCTTTGCCTCTACTGGGGTGCTTGAACTTGATAGACCTGTAGCGAATCGCATCCGTGAGGTGATGGGCGTACCGCCGAAGGGCGAAGACGAGGAAATCGATACTGAAGCCCTTCCTACAGTGATTACTGGCAAGGCTAGCGCAGCTAGCAAGGGAATGGCTCCTGGTACATCGGGTGATGGGACATCAACGACGGCTTCAGGTAAGGATCGGTCCTCAAGCAATGCGGATCACTCTGCCTAGGAGCAAAATGAATCATAGCCTGTTTCGACTAACACAGTCGATCTATAACAAGCCGCACCTGATTACTCCTGAAGCGTTCAATCTGATTCTTGACTACCTAGATTCTCGCAATGCGGGCAAGCTAGATTGGTCTGAGAGTCCTCCGATGGACGCTTCTCCTGTTGCCGAATCACCTTATGTGGACGGTCTAGCAGTTCTTCAGGTTAACGGGAGTCTTACCTACAAACCTGTCATGACCCTCTGTGGAGAGGCTGGTACTAGCTACCAATCTCTTGTGGAGAAGGTTGAAGACATGGCCCAACATGGTGTTCGCACTATTGTAATGGAAGTGGCGTCGGGTGGTGGTGAAGCCTCCCACGTATTCCAAACGTGTGAAGACATTCGAGCAATCTGCGACGAAAACAACATCAAGCTGATCGGCTACGCCGACACGATGGCAGCTAGCGCTGCTTATGCGCTGATTTCGATTTGCGATGAAGTGATTGCCAACCCTTCCGCTTCTCTCGGCTCTATTGGTTGCGTCGTAGCACTGATGGACATGAGCAAGGCGTATGAACAAGCCGGCCTGAAGCGCATCTTTATCACCTCTGGTGAGCACAAGGTGCCTTTTGCAGAGGATGGTTCTTTCAAGGAATCGTTCCTGGCCGACATTCAAGAATCTGTGGACAAGCTGAATGCTGAATTCGCTGCTCACGTTTCTAAGTACACGGGCCTGTCCGTCAAGGAAATCAATGGTTTCCAAGCCAAAGTGTTTGATGCTGATGAAGCCGTCAAGCTGGGATTGGCGAACAAGGTAATGACCAACAAGCAATTCGTCGCCTACGTGGCGCAAATTCACAAGGGATTTTAATGCTAGATGCTTTCAAGAAGAAGCTAGTAGGAGACGTAGCGAACGAAGCTCTCGCCTCTCTGCAAGCAGAATTCGATAGCTACAAGGCAGACGCTAACGGTCTGCTTGAAGTTGCTGAAGAACGAATTCAAGAACTGACCAACGGAGTGAATGAAGCTAATGCAACTGTTAGCTCGCTTCAAAACCGTGTTCAAGAACTAGAAGCCGCCCTGGCTGAAGCAACTGCTGCACAAGCCGCTGCTGCTGCCTCGGAAGCTGAGCTACGTGCTAGCGCACGTAAGGAAAAGCTAGAAGCTGCTGTAGGTACTGAAAAGGCCTCTTCGCTGATGGCTGTTATGGCTGACATGGATGATGTCAAGTTTGGTGCTGTGCTTTCTGCTCTTGCAGGAAACGTAGCCTCTGAAGCTGCTTCTGAAATGTTCAATGAAGTGGGCGCAACTACTGAAGTTGATGCCAACAGCGTGGTTTCTGAAACCACTGAAATGAAAATGCTTAAGGCCAAGTACGGCCAAAAGTAAACACAATAGCTAAAGGAAAATAAATGGCTGTTATTGCAACTGATAGCACTCGTTTCAGTGCCGTCGTTAAGTACGAATTCGAGCCGCAACTGAGCTACTGCCGTGAAAGCATTGTCCTGAATGACACTGCTCAAACCATCAAGGTTGGCACGGTGCTTGGTAAGGTTACTGCAAACGGTAAGTACAAGGTATGCCTGAGCGCTGCTGGTGATGGTTCGCAGACCCCTGCTGCCATCTACATCATGGACGGCTCTGGCCTGTCTGGCGATCTAGTGCTAGCTAACGCTACCGACACCAAGGCTATCGCCCTGGTTCGCGGTCCTGCGATTCTGGCTGATGCTGGCCTGACTCTGGGTACAGGTACCACTTCTGGCGCTGTGAAGACGGCTTTCGCCGCTCTTACACCTCCGGTCCTGGTTGAAACCGCAGTCTAATTCTAACAAGGAATCACCAGAATGATTATCCGTAGTGTTTCGAACGTCTTTGAGGTTCAAGACTGGACTCAAGAAATCAACGTCATCCCGAATCAATGGGGTACGATTGGTCAACTTGGCATCTTCAATGATGAACCAGTTGCTGAACACGTAGTTGTGTTCGAAGAAATCACCAAGGACGGTGGCCTGATCCTTGACCGTGTGCGCGGTGATCGCGCCCAACAAGGTAAGGACGCCTCGCGTAAGCTGCACACCTTCGCTGTGCCTCACTTCCCGTATGACGACTACATCAGCCCGCAAGACCTGCAAGGTAAGCGCGCTTATGGTTCGCAGGGTGTTGAGACTCTTGAAGCCGTGCGTACCCGCAAGATGGAGCGTATCCGTCAAAACCACGCTTGGACCCTAGAGTACGCTCGTGCCCAAGCTATCACTGCTGCTACGGTGTACGCACCTAACGGCACTGTGTCTCAGAACTGGAATACTGAATTCGGCGTGACCCGTCTGTCGGTTGACTTCCTGCTGGGAACTTCGACAACTGAAGTGCAAGAAAAGATTGAAGCTGGTATTGCCCAGATTCAAGACAATGCCTTCGGTGAGTCCTTCACTGGCACTGTGGTGCTTTGCTCGCCGGGCTTCTTCGCTAAGCTCATCAAGCATGCTGCTGTGAAGACTGCCTATCAGTACTACTCAAGCACGCAAGAGCCTCTGCGTAACCGTCTGGGTGGTGCTACTACCAACCGTCGTGTGTTCGAATACGGTGGAACAACGTTCCTCGAACTTCGTGACACGTACGCGGGTAACGCGCTGATCCCTACCGGCAAGGCCTACATGGTTCCGCTGGGCACTCAAAACGCATTCAAGACTTACTTCTCCCCTGCCAACCGTTTCGGTCTGGTGAACACTCTGGGTGAACAAGTCTATATGTTTGAGACTGCCGACCCGAAGGGAACGAAGATCGAGATTGAAACGGAGTCTAACTTCGTGAACGCTCTTCTGCGTCCTGCCATGGTTGTTGAGTTCACAAGCTCTAACTAATCAATAACCCTTCGTTGGGTTATTTCGATGCCCCCTCCCTCCTATTGGGGAGGGGGCATTTCTCATTTGGAGATTAAATGCCTTTACTCGATCCTACCACTTCTCTAGGCAAGGTGCGTCTCCGAATTGGAGACTGGGCTGATCTTAGTCTGCTGCCCGACTCAGTTATTCAAGCCGCCCTAGATGATGCTAGCGGGAATGTTCCGAATGCTGCCCGCACTTGCGCTGGCTACATCCTCGGGATGTTGACATCGCGCACACATAAGAAGATGGCTCAGCTAGAAACGTGGTCTGGAGAGCAATTCGACAACTACGTCAAGTTCATCAAGATGACGATTATGAATCCTCACATGATGGACATTTCACCCATTCCTTATGTGAACGTTGACACAGAGCACCCTCTGATTGAGTTCACTCGGTTGTGGAATGAGCAATTCGCAGATGACCAGGAGTTGACCTTGTAATGGACGTATTTGACGAATGTGTGCTAGGCATCTTTCGTGAATTTCCTATCCTGATTGCCCAATACAAAACCTACACAGACGGACCCTACAACCCTGATACGGGCTCTGTAAGTCAAACAGTCACGTCTACGGACGTTGAAGCAATCATGATGGATTTGACACTGCAGAGTAATGGTCTAAGCACTAAGTTTGGGACTCTTGTTATTGCCGGGGATAAGGAACTGTTCGTTAGACCTCGCCACAAGACCAACCCTACAAAGCCAATTATGGCAATCAATCCTGCTACGGATCGCGTCGTGGTGAATGGTATCACTTACAAGATCGTCACCTTCAAAGAAATCAACCCTACAGGCGCAGACCCAATTCTGTATGACCTGTACTTGCGTAGATAACACAAATGGTACCTATTTCTGCAAATCTGAATTTTCCCATCACATCTAACGGACAACTTATCTCTGTTACAGCTAGCTCGGTGGCTACGTCTATCGATGCCTCTGGCACCAGCAACGATGTGATGATCTACAACATGACCTCCACGATTGTGTATGTTCTTGCAGGCACATCTGGGACCACAGCCACTACATCGTCCATGCCAATTCTCCCTGGAGAGAAAGGCACTTACTTCAAGGGCAACGCAACCCACCTTGCAGTGATCGGAACTGTGGCTGGAGGAAACCTGTGGGTTAAGGCTGGGGACGGTGCGTAATGGTTACTCGTGTTCTTCCCGCCTCGGGGCCTATTCGACTTGTTAACAAAGTTGGATCGCTGACGGCTCCAGTATCCACATTGGGAGCAATTGCTGCTTCCACGTTCTTTCCGAACAACGATGGACAAGTCATCATTCCTGGCAGCACGTTGTACGCTGGGTGGACTGGTGTACTAACGATGCTTGCAGACCGTACAGGCTCTACAGCAACGATCAGCAACGTGCTCCTGAAGTGGGGTACTTCTCCTGGTACTGGTAATACCACAATTATCAACCAGAACGTCGCTACCACATCTAACAACGGTGTTCGTTACATCATTGACTTGTTCTACGACGGAACCAGAATGGTGGCTACTGGAAACCTTGGTGTGACGGCTTCAGGCTCTCCTGCGTTTTTCGAATTGGCTGTTAGCTCTGCTCAGAGTTTGTATATCGAAGCTGGGGCCTCCTCAATCACTTCGCCTGACACTTTGAGACTTCTGATGCTCACGTTGGATAGGAAGAGTTAAGCCTGTCGCGTTACACAAATTGACAAATGGGGGTTTTCTGCTATAATGGCAACAATTCGTGGGCCTTTTGCCCAGAGTGTATTTCAGCAGTCGCTGAAAATAATGAAACGGGTGAACGAGCGATGCTACGAGATTGGCATTGAGTTGTTCCTCTCCATTGTTGACAAGACCCCCTCTCCCAACCATCCAGGCGAGACAGCCAAGGGTCTGCTAGTAAACAACTGGTTTCCCATGCAAGGAGACACCTTCTCCGGGGAAACCACTACGCAAACCAGCCCCTACGGGGCTGGCAGCATGCAACGCATCCGTGCTCTCAAAGGCAGGGAGTTCTATCTAAAGGATGGCACTCTCACTTTGAGCAACAACCTTCCTTACGCCTATCGAGCAGAAGTGCTTGGTTGGCCTACAAAAGATGGTTGGTCTGGACGTGTTGGCCCTTATGCGATGGTAGCTAAATCTCTTCTTCAAGTATCGGCAAAGTATAAGTGAGCAATAAGCTAATCCGAGCCGAGTTGGAAGGGCGGCTAAAGACATGGGCAACAGCCCAATCGATTCCAGTAGCTTGGCAGAACACGGCTTTTACAAAGCCTGCTACGCAATTTCTGGAACCCTTTCTCATTCCTGTTGTAGTTAACAACTCCAACGTAGCCGGGAAGCGTGCAACGTACCTCGGCATTTTCCAAGTCAACTGTTGGTCGCCTATTGGTCCTGGCATGGGAGACGTAGAGACACTGGCTCAGTCAGTAGTCAATCTATTTCCTCTGCTACCTAAAGTTGGCGGCGTCTCTATTGAATCGACTCCATCTGCTCTAGACGCCATCAAGGATGACTCAGGCAATTGGATCATTGTTCCGGTGCGTATTTCGTATCGGTACGAAGCAAGCATCTAAGGAAACTAAATGGCTCTCCTAACACAAAACGACCTGTTGAACCAAATCTCAGCGGTGACGCTTACACGTCAACCCCTGTCGGCATCAGATACGTTCGCCTTCAACCAAGGCTCTGGTCAAAAGCTTTTCCTGTGGAACACCACAGCATCCCTTGTGACCGTCACGCTAACAAACGCTACTCCTAACGCCACTATCACTGTTGACCAACGTTATGGCCTGGGCGGAACGATTAGCACATCTTCTGGCAAAACTGTTGCTGTTGCTGCATCGTCTTCAGTGATTGTTGACCTGGACGACTATGCCGCTTACCTGAACGGAACCGGCCTTGCAACGATTACTGGTGGAACCGGCGTAACTGCCCACCTGTACGTCTAATTCGAAATAAGGAATAAATCATGGCAATCATGACCTCTGCCGGCTCAACGCTTGGCATTTCTGCTTCTCTGCCTGCTACGGAAGACGCTACAGGCTACAACGCTCTGACTTACACCTCTGTTGGTGAAATCACTGACCTTGGTGAGTTCGGTACTGAATACAGCACTGTGAACTTTACTGCGCTTGGCAATCGTCGCGTGCGTAAGTTCAAGGGTTCGTACAACAACGGTGCTCTCCAGCTTCAACTAGGCCGTGACACGGCTGACGCTGGACAAACGCTTCTGCGTACGGCTCTGGCATCTGACAACGACTACTCGTTCAAGGTGACTCTGCAAAACGGAACCAAGCTCTACTTCAAGGGCAAGGTGATGAGCTACAAGACCCAAGTGGGTTCTGTGGACCAAATTACGGCTGCGTCTACAACTGTAGAGGTGGTCAGTGATGTTGTTGAGGTCTAATCCCTAACGGGAATTAGCGGAAGCGGGGATGGCATAGCCTCCCCGCTTTTTCTGTCTATAGAGCTACGAAGATAGCTCACGACATTTCATAAACTTTCTATTACCACAAAAGGACATAACAAATGTTTAATCTCGATTCTCACAGAGGATGCTAACAACAGCCGAGTTTATAGAGAAGGCAAAGAGGATTCACGGAGACAAGTACGACTACAGCCTTTCAGTGTACTTGGGTGCTCATGAAAAGCTGACCGTCATTTGCCCACTGCACGGAAGTTTCCAAATCACCCCTGGCTCACACGCTAATAGAGGCAGCGGTGGATGCAAAGTGTGCAGATACGAAAGGGTCGGCAACGCAAAGAGAAAGCCATTAGAGGAATTTGTAGCTCAAGCGAAACTGGTCCACGGCAACCGTTATGACTACTCCCTTATCAAAGGGTACGTAAACAATAAAGAGAAAGTACCTGTTATTTGCCACGAGCATGGTGTGTTCTTGGTTGCTCCGATGAATCATCTTCGCCAAAGAGGTTGCCCAAGTTGCCGGAAGTGTGGATACAGGAAGAATAGACCAGGACACCTGTACGTCTTACAAACGTTACTGAAGAATTTAAAGGCTCCACAGAGAGCTACTTAGGCGTCGATCTTGACGACCTTATAAAACACATCGCACAAAGTGTGATGCTATTACCACAAAGCATGAAAGGAAATTAACTATGTCATTCAATCTAGACGGTCTTGCCCTTAAGACTGAAAGCGTGTTCGTCCAGCTTCGTCACCCTGAAAACGACGAAAAGCTGTGGGCCGATAAGGACCAAAAGAAGCCTGTTGGGGTTCACGTATACGGTACGGCTTCGAAGGAATACCGTGCTGCTGTGAACGCGATGCAGAACCGCCAACTGAAGCGTAGCGGAAAGCCAAAGGCTGAAGTGATTCGTGAAGAAGGTGTAGAACTTCTGGTGGCTGTGAGCGAACGTGCTGAAAACCTTGAGTTCCAAGGCAAGCCCATCACTACGCCTGCACAGTTCCGTGAACTCTACAGCGATCCCCGCTTCTCGTGGGTGAAGGACCAGATTGATGCTGCAGTGGGCGACACAGCAGCTTTTTTGGCCCAGTAAGGGAGTCTCTTCACCTCTATGTGAAGAAGCTGGCGTGGCTCCATGCTACGCCTGAGGGTTCCAAGAAGAGTCGAATGCAGTCCTACAAAGAATTGGACGAAGACTCTTCTTTCTTGAAGATGCCTCCCCTTGACGGAGCAGAGTACATCGTACTCATGCTTCAAGAGGCAGGCACCATGTCTGCAACAGGCATGAGTGTTGTGCCTCTCTCATGGCAAGAGATTGATGCATGGCTAAGAGTGACAGAGTTCAAGCCTGCCCTATGGGAACGCCTCATGGTGCGGGAATTGAGTGAAGTGTACGTGAGCGAGTTTATGCAAGCGTCCGACAGAAACCGTCCTCAGCCGTATGTGCATCAAGAAGAGCCAGAAGAAATCAACCGCGATGCGGTAGAGAACAAACTAATCAATGCTCTACGAGGGTTCAAGTTCAGAGCCTAATGTTCAAGAAAGAATAGGAACCACATGGAAGTTAGTCACCTACAGGTAAAGGTCACTTCCGATGGCGTTAAGGAAGTTAGTCAAGGTCTTGGAGGGCTTGGTAGATCTGCAGAAAATGCAGAGAAGAAAGTCAAGAACCTAACTGATGCCGTTACAGCGCTCATTGGAAAGAATTCAGACCTAGCCAAGTCCCAAAAGACTGCCACTGGCGCTGCTCAGCAGCAGCTTGGTGCATTCCAAAGTCTCCAAGCCTCTATGCTGGCAATTGCCCAGCACATGCAAACCATGGCGAATGCTGCTGCCACTCTAGCGCAGAAGCAGAACCAACTAGCTGGTGCCACAAACAACGTATCAAACGCCTTCAGAGGGTCTTCCCACTGGGGCAGCGTAGCCATTTCTACGCTTAAGGCGATGGCTACGTACACCACTGCTATCAACTTGGGGAAGCTAGCTTCGTCGGTTGTGGAAGCTGGTGACGCATGGGCTAACGCTCGTGCCCGTATGACTGTTGTGACAGGTTCTGTTCACAACGCTAATGCAGCGCTAGAACGTACGTTTGAGATTGCTCAAGACCTCCGTGTACCGCTTGACTCCGTGAACACACTGTTCGCACGTCTGTACCCCTCAATGGCTCGTATGGGCAAGGGCGGGGAAGAGACTGCTCGTGTTGTGAAGTCGGTGGCTACAGCGCTTCAACTGTCCGGTGCAACGGCTGCTGAAGCTAGCTCTACAATGTTGCAGCTATCTCAATCGTTCAACTCTGGACGTTTGAACGGTGGTGAATTCAACTCGATTGCGGAGAACGGCCCCCTAATCATGGTGGCGTTGTCTGAGTCGATGAAGAAGCCCATCGAGACGCTAAAGAAGCTAGGCTCTGAAGGCAAGATCACGGGCATGGAGTTGTACAAGGCTCTGTCTGGTATGACTGCTCAGAAGTGGGATGAAGCCTTCCAGAAGATGCCGATTACCTTCGCAGGCTCGATGCAGCTTCTGAAGAATGAATGGCTTCGTGCCATGGGCGAAATGTCCCAGGACGTTGGCTTCAACAAGCAACTTGTTGAAGGCGTGATGGTTCTTAAGAGCCTGATCCCGGGTATCGCTAAAGAAATTGGCAAGGCGTTCATTGCTTTCACTGGTTGGATTAAGGAAAACAAAGAGGGCCTGAGCCAAATCTGGGAGCAAGTAAAGGGCATCTTCGGAGACGTGTGGGAGATTGGTAAGGGCTTCCTGGCTATGCTTAGCGGAGTTCTGGGAGTGAACGATGGTATCAACATTGTCGCTGCTGCGATCTTCGGTATCCGCATGGGCATCGCTGGGGTTCAAGACGGTGTGTTGCTGCTTGGTGCTGCCTTCATGGGTCTTGGTGGATTGGTAGCTAAGTACCTTGTATCCCCTCTACAAACAATCCTAGGTGTTGTACTTGGATCGATTGTTGCTGGTGTGGGCGACCTCATCAAGGGGTTGGGCTCAGCCGCCAGTGCTGTCGGTTTGGACAAGCTAGGAAATGCTCTGAAGTCTGTTGGTCAGTTCACCAATGATATCGGAATGAACATGACTCGTGCGGGCGATGCCACACGTAAGATGGGTGACGAAGCTCTGGCTGCTTCCAAGAATGCAATCAGTTTTGTGTTCAGTGAAGACGGAGCAGTCAACAAGCTAATCAACTCTGAGAAAGAGTTGGCTGCAGTACGAGCAAAGAAGAAGACTGCTTTCAAGGATGAAAAGCTAGGCAAGTACCATGAGCCCGTTGATGAGAAGGCCCAAAAGGCCGCCGAACGTGCTCAAGCCAAATTCGAAGAAGACCTGGACAAGATCAACGACAAAATCAAGGCCCAGATGGAAGTTCGAGAAGAACTCTCTCATGCCTGGGACCGTGACTATCAAAAGATGTTGCCAGAGACGAAGCAGCGCATCGATCTTGAATCAGACCTAGACCGTATTTTTGTAAAGAAGGGTGTGACACTGAAAGAGATTGGCTACGCTCAAGAACGCCTAATTGCTGCTGTAAAGGCTGAGCAAGGCGCTATGCGTAATGCTGCTTGGGAAGAGTCCATCAAAATTGACAAGGAGCGCGTCAAGTCAATCGAAGATCGCACAGAAGCCATCCTCAAGGAGACTCGTGCTCTTGAACGTAAGAACGAAGTCGAAGGCATGACAGAGAAGCAAGCCAAGGCTGGTGAGGTAAGTGAGATTCTAGCCAAGGCCGATTCGCTGAGTCGCATCAAGGACATCCTTGGCGACGGGGAGTGGTCCAAGGCTCTCGACGCTGAGATTGCGGCTCTTCGTGCTCTTGCCGGGGCCATGACGGAATATGGCAACGCGGCTGATGTGGAAGCTAGCAACAAGGCTCTGAAGGAACTTGACAAGCTGCTAGACCCGAAGCGTGCAGAACGCTTCGGACAGTCCTTCGTCAACACGTTCGGTAAGATTGGTAAGTCCGTTGGTGGACTGCTTGATGCCTTCACAAAGATTGAGAAGCGTCAAGACCGTTTGAAGGACTTGAACGAGAAGTACGAAAAGGCCAAAGTAAGTAACGCAGATAAGGCTAACAAGTACCTTACTCAAATCCAAGAAGAGCAGTTCACGGCTCAAGTAGCTGGTTATGCTGACGTGCTTGGTGCGATGAAGGGCTTCTTTAACGAGAAGTCGAAAGCGTACAAGGCTCTAGAGGCGGCTGAGAAGGTGTTCCGTGCGTTTGAGTTCGCAATGGAAATGAAGTCCTTCATCATGAAGCAGACCAATCTCTTGACGTTCCTGGGACTGAAGATCGGCGCAGACGCTGAAATGGCAACGTCGGCTGTGACTTCTGCTGAAGTACAAGCTGGTGCTGCTGAAGTAGCAGGACAAGCTAACGCCACAGCGGCTGTAGCCAACCAAGGTAATGGTGATCCATATTCAGCCTTTGTTCGTATTGCTGCGATGGCTGCAATCATGGCTGCTCTTGGTTACGCTACGGGTGCATTCGGTGGTGGCTCTGCTCCATCAGCACCTAAGACAAACCAAGGCACTGGTACAGTGTTTGGTGATCCAGAAGCTAAGAGCGAGAGCCTGAAGAAGTCTCTCGACATCCTGAGCGATGTGGACACCATGACCATGAAGTACAGCGCTCAGATGGTATCTTCACTACGCAACATTGAATCGTTGCTTGGTGGAGTGACCAACCTAGTGCTGCGTAATGGCAGCGTGAACACTGGCAGCAACTTCGGTATTTTTCAAGGGGTTACTAAGAACAGCACCAACCCGCTTGAGAAGGCACTGGGCATTCCTGCTAACTACAGCATCCTTGGACCTGTTGGTGGCTTCATCAAGGCTCTTCGTGGCCTGTGGGGTAAGACAACGCAAGAGGTTGAACAAGCTGGTATCCAAATCAAGGGCTCTCTGGCTCAACTGATGCAAGGTCTTGGCATGCAGCAGTTTGCTAACGTCAAGGTGACTTCATCTTCATGGTTCGGCCTGAAGAAGGATACTCACTACGAGACACAAACTGGTGCTCTTGACCCTCAACTAGCCAAGCAGTTCGGGATGATCTTCTCTAGCTTCACAGACGCTATCAAGGGGGCTGCTGGTCCTCTAGGTGTGAGTCTGCTGGAGATTGATTCCAAGCTAAAGAACTTCGTTCTGGACCTTGGACAGATTGACCTGAAGGGCTTGAGTGGAGAGCAGATTCAAGAGAAGCTAGCCGCTGTGTTTGGGGCTGCTGGAGATAGGCTAGCGCAAGCTGCTATCCCTGGTCTTGATCGCTTCCAGAAGGTTGGTGAGGGCTACCTTGAAACGTTGGTGCGTGTATCAACTGGCGTTGAGCAAGCGGGCTACGAGCTAGACAAGCTGGGCATGACGGCAGTTGGACTTGCTTTGATTGTCAATGCTCAAGCTGAAGACCTAGGTGGCGAAATCGTCAAACAGTCTATCAAGATTGCTGAGGTTGCTCACGAAGCAAGTAGCGGTATCGCAGACATCGTTATGACTCTCACCGGCTCTGCTAGTGAAATTGCTGAAGCGTACAGGTCGTTGAAGGAAACTCAACGCTTGATGAAGAACGTGGGCCTGGGTGAGAACCTGAACCGTGATCTTCTGAAGGCTGCCGGTGGACTCGACGCTCTGAAGGATGCTTTGTCTTCTTACCAAGACAACTTCTTCAGTGACGCAGAGAAGCAAGCCATGAAGATGGCTAACCTGCAACAAGACTTCGCCAAGTTGAATCTGGCTCTGCCAGCAACTAAGGAAGCCTTCCGTGCGCTGGTTGACCAACTGTATGGCTCTGGCAACACTTCGTTGGCTGCTAAGGTGCTTCTGTTGGCTGATTCGTTTGCAGATTGGGCAGAGACAGCGGGTGAAAGTTCGCAAGCTGTAACTGACGCTCGTGATGCCCTGACGGATGCGTACAACCGCGAGAAGGATGCCTTGGAGGAAACCAAGAGCAAGTTTGAAGACTTTACTAAGTCCCTAAAGGAGTTCCGTCAAGGTCTGATTACTGGTGACTTGAGCCCCTTGTCAAATACGGAAAAGTATGCTACACTTAAGGCTCAGTTCGAATCTACGTCTACGGCTGCAATGGCTGGTGACGAAGATGCGATTTCGAAGTTCGAAAGCGTAGCGAACGAATTCCTGCAGTTCTCTCGTGAATACAACGCCTCTGGCGCTCAGTACAACGAGGACTTCCAAAGAGTTCTCAATGAAACTGCGGCTCTTGAGCAGTACACGGCGGGACGTGCCTCTCTGGCAGAGCAACAACTAGATGCGCTGAATCAGCAAGTCCAAGGGTTGATCCAAGTCAACGAGAGTGTGTTGACTGTGGTGCAAGCCATTGCCAACCTACAAGCCGCTCTGACAGCCTCCACAGCGCCTGTTGCTGCTCCTGTAACCGTGAACAGCGGTGCTCAGCAGCCTGCAGCAACTAGCAGCATCCCGGCTACGCCGGATCGCTCTACGGCTTTGTCTGTTCAGCTAACAGAGGTGTCTGCTCAGTTGCAAGCCCTGCGCGAAGAAAACGCTCAGCAAGCTGCAGCCTTGGCTGCTGCCACGTACGACGCTAGCGAGCAAAACGCTCAAGCTATTGTCAGCGGCAACAACAGTAGTGGTTCGCTGGTGCTCAACAACGATGCAGGACAGTGGGGCGGGTTCTAACTAAAAAGGTGTTATGACAATTACGACTACGCAGTTCAAAGCATGGCTGAAGAACCCTTCGGCTGTGCGAGTGGTACTGGTGGAAGTAGATGTTAAGCTTGCAGCGGGTGGCAGTATTGTCACCCGCTATTTGTCTAATAGGGGGTACGTAACCTCTCCTACCGATACGCCAGCCAATACAGTCTACAAGCCAGTGTTGAATGGAGGAGTGAAGTTTTCCCAGGCCATCAGTTTGGATGGGAATGCAACGCTATCCTTCGGTGATCTAGAGCTATCCAATCTCACAGGAGAGCTAGATACATGGATTGACGACTACTGGGTGAATCGTTCAATTCGGATTTACATTGGGGATCAATCATGGCCCCGTGCTGATTTCCAGCTTATCTTTGCTGGAGTCGTTATGAACGTAGACTCAAAGAAGAGAGACACGTTCAACATCCAACTCAGCGACGTGCTTCAACGCCTGAATTTCACGGTGACTGAGAGCAAGCTGGGTGGCACAACCACCAACGCAGACCAGACAATTCCGCTGTGCTTTGGAGAGTGCCACAACGTGGAGCCTCTGCTGGTGGACCCTGCACTCCACGAGTACCAAGTCCACGGTGCTGGAGACATCGAGAGAATCATTGAAGTCCGTGACAACGGTGTTCCCGTGGCTTTCACGCCCTTCCTAGCTACAGGCAAGTTCCGCCTAGTCAATCACCCAGTTGGACAGATTACAGCAAGTGTCCAGGGAGACAAGTCAGCAGGGGTGTACAGCAACAACATTGCGGAAATCTTCAAGAGACTTGTGAAGAACTTTGGAAGTGCTACCAATCGTCTAACTGATGCTGACTTGGACCTAGCCAGCTTGAGCGCTTTCACAAGCGCACATACGCAGCCTGTAGGTGTTTACATCAAGGACAGAGAGAACCTGCTAGACATTTGTAATCAGCTAGCACGCAGTGTTGGGGCTCGCGTTGTGGCGTCCCCTACAGGATTGGTTAGTCTAGTTCAGATCAGTTTGCCGCAGAGCAGCAGTGGTACGTCCGTGACATCTGCCAACATGGTGGATCGTTCTTTGGAAATCAGCGGCCTACCAAAAGTGGTTGCCTCTTTGAAGCTGGGGTATGCTAAGAATTGGACAGTGCAAGAGAATCTTGCAACAGGTATCTTGGAAGAGCACAGAAAGCTATTCGCACAAGAGTGGTTGACTGTCACTAGAACAGACTCAACAACAGCCAGCAACTACAACCTGTTTGTTGACCCTGACATGGATGAATCTTTCCTGTTGGTAGGTGCCGACGCGAGCGATGAGGCTTTGCGTAGGCTGAACATCTTCAATGTCCAGCGCAAAATGTTCCGCTTTAAGGGTTACGCAGAACTGTTGACAGAGGAACTAGGCGACCCGATCACATTGACGCACTCGCGTTTTGGATTGAGCAGTGGTGTGACAGGACAGATTCTTGCGATCACTAAAGATTGGATTACCCAGCGTGTGGATTTGGAGGTGCTTGTTTAGTGCCTCTGTTTTGATGAGAGGTATTAATGGCAACCATTGTTAATGCAAGAGACGTACTGCTGCAAGCGGCTAACCCGCGTGTAGCTGGAGTTACCCAGACCAACCTAACGGTGGACCAATCCCAAGTTACTGGGCTCGGACTGGTAATGTCTGGGGTTAAAAGAATCACAGGAACAGCCTCTGGGCAAGTGTTCCTTGTTCCTTCTGTGGGTAGCGTCACGCCTTCGTCAATCACGATTGTCGTGAGCATCAACGGCTTCGCCGCTGTTCCTACGATGTCTGTGCTGTCGGGAACGATCAGCCCGGTCCCTACTGCTGTAGAAGGAGTGTTTACGCTCCCAGCCACAAGCATGTCTTCTGCTTCGGCTGTCATCCGTATCTCTGCTACGGATACGTCCGTCACGCCAAACGTGACGTACACAGACGACTTCACGTTGCTACGACAAGTTGAAGGAGACTCCACTGTACGAGGCTTCCTAACGCAGGAAGATATCATCCTGCCGGCAGACTTCCTTGGCAATGTGGTGAGCTACTTCGGGGCTAGCGGTAACTTCAAGGTGTACCAGGGCACGAACGATATCACGAGCCTCTGCACTTTCTCTCTGCTATCGAACCCCTCTGGATTTACGCAGACAATCAATGCGACGACAGGCGCCTACGCCATCACTGGTGGTATGCCTACAGGCACAGATAGCACATCCATTACCTATCGTGCTACGTTCGGTGCTACGACAGTTGACAAGATTTTCTCAATCCGAAAGTCTAAGGCTGTTCAGATTACTCAAGGTTCAGACGGGGCTCCGGGAACAAACGGTGTACGTGGTTCTCGTACCTTCTACGTGACGTTGAGTGGTAGTACAAACACATATAGCGACTCTCTGGCTACGACAACCGCCAGTGTAGACGGAGGGCCTGTCAAGAACGACGTGGTTACTCAGTCGAACAGTTCCCAAGGCTTCTCTCAAAGCAAGTTTTGGGATGGCTCTGTTTGGAACATCATCAACGCAGTGGTTGATGGCAACCTGATTGTCACTGGCACAATCGGAGCAGGCAAGCTCTCTGCCAACTCTGTAGACACAACCAACCTCATTGCCCAGGCAATCACGGTTGATAAGCTGCGTGTGACGGGAGGGCCTGGAGGTGCCATCAACCCAGACCCCAACACACAAGACATCACGGAGTGGATTGGTGGTACATTCACTCTGATTCCAGATAGCACAGCCCCCAACGGGAGAGCTATCGAGATTACGTCACAAGGCCAGACGACAAGATCAGTACGTCTGAACCCTATCGATATCAACAAGAATTACCTTGTGCGTATCAACGCAAAGCGCACAGTTGGAACAGCTAGTTGTTATTTGGGTATTGACTTCCTCGATGTAAACGGCGCTAGTATCGCCTGCAGCGGTAATGCTGTAGCTGGCACTTGGGCTGGGGGTGGTGGTACTTACTGGTACTTCGGTTTGGTCAGCCAAACACCTTCTACAAATTACGTCGAATACTCGACTAGTTTTGGCCCTAATGAAGTGGCTCAGATTCCTGCCGGCGCACGCTTTGCTCGAATTGTTGTATTGGGTAACTACGTCGGCGTCGGCACACAACGCTTCTCTAACCTGAGACTGATGGAGAAGACAACTGCCGCATTGGTGGTTGATGGAAGTCTGACGGCGCAGAAGATTGACACTCGCAACCTAACTGTAAAAGACGGATCGGGGAATGTAATCTTTGGAGTGGGTTCCACAGTAGATGCTGCCAGCTATATGGCTGCCGCGTTCGGCACCAACTATGTCTACAACCCAGACTTTGCTAACAAGCAAGATGGGTGGACATACAGCGCAGGGGCTATCTCACAAGATTCTTCTGGGTTTGACTTGACGAATTGGTTCCCGACTGGAGGGCACGCACTTTGGACTCACCAAGCGGGCACGATTGGCAACTCTAACGCTTACTACGAGTGGTACTCAAACAAGATTCCGGTTGAGGTGGGACAACGCTATATTGTCAGTGCCTACACTGGAGCCCACCGCTGCCGCGTTGGCGTATTCTTTTACGTGTACGATAGTTCTGACGTAGCTATCTCTAACAGCTATGCTAATGGTGATCCAGACAACAACGAAGCAGCATCTGGTGGCACTCAACTAGGAGGCTGGAAGCGTTGCTACAGCTATCTAACTATTCCTGCTGGGGCTGTATATGTTCGCGTCATGCTTCGAAAGTACGACACTGCAGCAGGACAGACGGACAGCTATTTGTTTGCAACCAATGTGCAGTTGGAACGTTCTACGCCTACAGCTACAAAGCCGGGGCCTTATGCCTCTACTGGTTACCTAGACGCTTCATCTGTTCGCTCGTTGAATCCTATCACCAGCAGCAACGTTACGACGTACGTTGGAAGTGCTGCGATTGGTACAGCCCAAGTTGGAGTTCTGACTGCAGCCAACCTCACTGTGACAGCTTTGTCTAACACAGTGAATGGCTCAACAGGTAGTGGTCAACGGGTGGAGATTCAGTCCAACAAAGTGCTTGTGTACGACAACAGTAATGTGCTGCGTGTGAAGCTGGGGGACTTGAGTTAATGGCTTACGGTCTTCAAGTATGGAACTCGGCCGGCACTCTGACGTTTGACAGCACAGTGGCGATTGGTGGGGTGTGCTTGGGCTTCTACACAGTGCCTTCTGGTGGTGGGAACACTACGTTCCCCGAGATTACAGGGGCTACAGGGATTGTCCTTCAGGCTAATAGTGGAGGCCCAATCAACACAACTCTAGTCACAACAGACAACACATTGGGCTACCTCAGATTCACATTCGACGCGACATTGGTAGGGCAAACTTACACACTCTTCGCTAAATGACATACGGACTAAAAATTACAAACCCATCAGGAGAGCTTGTACTGTCATCAGAGGGTAAGGGACTTTACTGCATCGGGAAGGGCACGCTGCAAGGAAGCGTTGTGCAACCTAGCGGCAATGCCACAGGAGCAAACCCCGGACGCACTGCCGGCTACAGCATTTATCGCTTCACAGGCCATCCAGGGCCTTTTGTATTTGCACTAGACCTACCCCTAAATAAGTCGGTTGGTCTAAGAGGACTGTCCAACCCAAGTTCCAATACCTGGGACGTACAGGTTTATTGTGGAGATACCCCGGACGCTTACGGGTTCGAAACGCAATACCAGCTTGATGTGTGGGCTTTCGCATTGCCTCAGTCCTCGCCTTCTGGCTACGGCATGGCAGTCTATGACAGCAGCGGAAGTCTTGCCTGGGATTTGACTCAAACTAATCCTCTGTTTGCCAAAGCCTATGTAGGAGGAGCCCCGGGTACTTACACGATTCCATCCTTGACTCGGCCTGTAATGGTAGGGGGTCACTTCAACAACGAGCAATTCGATGCCAATCAAGGCGGAAACACTTGGTGGTTGCAGAAGTATACGGGGACTGTGATTCGTACCTCTAGTACGTCTATGGGAACCGGGAAGCGGATCAAACAACAATGGCAATACTTCAACACTGAGGCGCAGTTCGGCAACGACGGAGACGACTACGACCTTTCAGCCTTCATTGTAGAGGGCTCTGTACTACCTTAAATGGAGGCTACTTCAATGCCCTTTCTGAAAGATTTCAGCGCACCCAATGGCGCCTCTCTGGGCTTTCACAAGATTACAAAGATCGAGTCCCAGAACAATACTGGAGGGCTGACCTTGGTGGCATATGTGTCTAGCTGGCCCACAGCAGACGATTATGCACAAGGAAAGAATCCTCTTTGGACAAGCTACGTTCCGCTCTCGTTTGCAGACGACGTGCTACAACAGGCTCAAGAGGCCGTTCTAATTTCTGGAGATTTTGCTGGAGGGGCTTCAGTTCCTGATTCGGCAGACACCCTAGATGCAATGAAGCTGCGCAAGAAGGCTGAAATCAATGCAGCCCGTCTGAAGGCCAATCGCTCAACGTTCACGTACAACGGCAAAGCCATCGCTTGTGACGAACTAAGCCGTTCTGACATTGATGGTGTGCAAGCTAAGGTGGCTCGCACAGGAGCCCTCCCTGTTGGCTTCCCTGGAGCCTGGAAGGCTGTGGACAACACCTACGTGCCGATTACTACAGCATCGACGTGGGACGCCTTCTTTGACGCCATGGTGCAACAAGGCACAGCCAACTTCATGCACAGCGAGCAGTTGAAAAGTCAGCTTGCAGCAGCGTCAACCCCTGAAGAAGTAGAAGCAATCGTTTGGTAAGGAAAATCATGCTCACCCTGTATCTGACAGCAAACAAGACCATTGGAAGCGCGTTGATTCGTGCTTTCACTTGGTCAAAGTGGAGTCACGTCGTAATTGAGGACGGGGACCACATCATTGAAGCCAATTGGCTGAAGGGAGTACAAAGAATCCCTCGTCACGAGGCATTGAAGAAGGTGAGCAGGATGGCCCGAATTGATGTGGGCTGCAACAACCCCGAAGCTATCCTAGCCCGCATTCGTTCTCAAATCGGTAAAAGCTACGATTTCATGTCGCTTCTCGGTTTCCTGTTCCATAAAGATTGGCAACGAACAGATAAGTGGAACTGCTCAGAACTGCCCGCTTGGGCTATGGCTATTGAAGGCGAGCCCGTATTTCGCCTGGAAGACGCTTCCCGCATTGCCCCAGGCCACTGGTGGTTGATTGCACCCGAGCGACTTGCTTTTTGAAGCAAATGAGGTATAATGGCAAATCTACGAATTGTAAGTGACAATGCTGCCGACCGTGCTTCAATCACGGCATCTTCGACAGCGGGAGCCTTGGTGGCTTCCAATCTCCTGACAGACATCAAAACGGAAGTCTGGAGAAGCACAGGAACTACAGCAGACCTAACCCTGACGTGGACAAGTCCAGAATTCGTCAGCATGGTTTCGGTGTGCTTTACAAACACAACTTCCATTGGAACTATCCGAGTCCGGGGTTATACAAACCCAGGCGACTCCACAGCCCTGTTTGACACAGGTGCTCAGTTCGCAACTCCTTCTACGCTAGATAGCAACTTCGACTGGGGTGGCACATCCCTAGGCTCGAATGGCTACTCCTACGGGGGCGCAGGCTCCTACGCAACCATTTGGTTTGCTACCGCTAGCGTTCAGAAGCTAGTTATCACTCTGGCTGACCCAACAAATACAGCAGGCTTCTTGCAGGCCTCTCGCATTGTTTCAGGTTACTACTGGTCGCCTGAGAACAATTGCGACTACGGGCCTGAAATTACCTACGGGGATATGAGTAGGCATGAGCGATCAGACGCTGGTGATCTACGCACAGACCGAGGGCCGAGATACAAAGTCCTGACTGTTGACGTAAACATGATGCCCAAGGCAGACCGCAACAAAATGTGGCGTCTGTTTGGAGCCAATGGAATGTCCTTCCCTCTGTTCTTCAGTTTGGTGCCAGAAGACACCGACACAATGGAAGAGCAAATCTATCAGCTATACGGAAAGATTTCTAAGCTAAACGCTTTGAAGTACCAGTTTATTAACCAGTTTAACACTAAGCTGGAGATTGAGGAAATTTAATGGCTACGTCTACACGCTTCCGTCCGGGGCAAAAGGACTATATTGAACAGTTGAATCAAATGGACGACACCCTGAACACTATCGGTTCAGGTAGTGGTGGTCCTGAATTCAACTCTACAGTGTTCCGTGTCAAGGACACTACAGACCCCACAAAGAAGGTTGCTTTCGACGCCTCTGGGATTACTACAGGGACTACACGCACATTTGTTGTGCCAAACGCTAGCTCCACGCTGGCGGCTCTTGGCGTTGTGCAAACATGGACAGCAGCCCAGACATATAACTCTGGGTCGTTCAAACTAGCCGGCGCCACCTCTGGCGCTATCACAGTGAACGCCCCTTCTGTCGCAGGCAGTGGCACTATTACGTTCCCAGCTAGTGGAACGCTGGCTACCCTAGACAACGTAGGAACTCAGACGTTCCTGGGGGCTGTCACAGTCACTGGAGCCCTGACAGGAACCTTGACAGGGAACGTGACAGGCAATGTGACTGGCACTGTCAGCGGAAACGCTGGGACGGCTACTGCGCTACAAACGGCACGTACAATCAATGGAGTAAGCTTCGACGGCACAGCCAACATCAGCTTCTCTACTTCGGCTGTTTCTGAAGGCACAAATCTCTACTACACACAAGCAAGATTTGATACCGCCTTCTCAGGCAAGTCCACTACGAACCTCACCGAAGGTACGAACCTGTATTACACGCAGGCTCGTTTCGACAGCGCCTTCACTGCTAAGAGCACTACAAACCTCTCAGAAGGCACAAACCAGTATTACACGAACGCTCGCGCTCGTGCAGCTATCTCGCTGACTGCAGGGGCCACAGGAGCCACCTACAACAGCAGTACAGGTGTTCTTGACTTGTCTGGCATCCCCACTGGGGGTGACATGGTTACCACTGCGATTCAATCGATCAGTGGCGCTAAGACATTCAATAGCGGTGCATTCAAGCTGGCTGGGGCTACATCAGGTGCCATTACAGTAAATGCGCCTGACATCGCCGGCTCTGGTACTGTAACGTTGCCTGCTTCAGGTACTCTGGCAACAACGAACGACCTTCTTGTTAACTTCAATAAGTACACTGCTCGTACTAACAATCCTCCTATTGACGACGGGGCTGTACAGCCTAGCGTACCTACGGTGGATTGGATTCAGACAATCTCTACAAACGGTTACACGTCTTTGCAAGACTGGCAAGGTAATGGTCAGGAAGTGTTCATCACAATGGATGACGGCACTGAGTTTGTTCGCCTGCCTACGGCTTCTGCGACAGACACACTTCTGCGTTCTCCTGCTGGTGGCTCCGATGGAACAACAGCGTGGACAACGCAGTATTCGACAACGAATGCTCTCGGCTACTCGATTCTAGTTCGTGATCCTACCAACGACACGGCTCTGCACTTCGTAGCAACGGGTTCTTCGTTTAACTGGTCACTGCGCTGCCGCGCTATCAGTTCGACAGGAACTGTGCTGGCAGATGTTACGATGCCTTACAACGGCTTCCTTGAAGGCTTGTCTACTAACCCGTACATCCGTGGAGGTGTGGAGCCTACGACTGGTAAGTTCGTTCTTGTGCAAGCTGCCCAGTATTGGGGTGGTGCGTCCATGCAACGTACACAGACGCTTCAAAACGTTATGTACATCATGCGTGGCAAGTTCACCAAGACATCTTCGTCTACAGGAACATTCGCATTTGAAGAGCGTAAGCAACTTCTAATGCCTGAGCGTACAGCTTATCACATCCCTCTGATTGGGTTGAACGGTGATCCAGACTTCATGTGTGGTCTAGCAGGACGTGACGTTCTGATTACAGAAGACACTGACTACGCAACGGGTCTGAAAGGCAGCTTCACAGGCGGTGGCAGTGGTTGGTACAACTTCGACCAAGTAGGTTATTTCTGGTACAACTTCCGCACCCGTGACAGCGGCTTTAAGTGGATTACTCCCCGTACAGGATTCCTGACAAGCGATTGCTTGGTGCGAGCAACATGGGCCTCAAGTGCCACGTCAATTACGATTGACGAAATTGTCTCAGGAACTATCCGTCGTGGTCAGAAAGTTGCCGCTACAGCAGACAATAGTGGTAACACACAATTCATTGGTTCATACATTGGATCATCTGCCGGCACAGTAGGTACTGCAGTTCCAATTGTGACAACCTTTGGTGGTACTACCGCTGTAGCAGGCGCCAGCGCTTCTGGGACGAAGGTGTTGCTGAGGTTGGTGGAAGACGTTGCTAACATTCCGACACCTTGGGCTCGTTATGCCCAAGCCATTCCTTCTAACGATGGATACATTTGGTTTGTTTACGCACGTGTGCGTCATGACGCTTCAGCAACTGTAGCATTGAATGCAAAGACAAGCTACCGCATCGTTAAGATGAGTGCATATGGCGACGTAGTGTTTGACGAAGAATTCATTAGTGAATTCTCCACAGGCTCATCGGGCTCAATCAGTTTCGGTAACCACACACTCATTGAGAATAGCAACAACCAGAAGTACATTGTTCGCATTGCCAACGGTCCTAACCAAACACAGTTCCACTTCTGTAAGGTTAAGGAAACTCTGACTAACGGTTCCACGACAACAGCTTCGTCTACTTCTGGTTCCCAGGACGTGACGATTCCTGCTGGAGCTACAGGTGACTGGTATCCTGGCATGTATGTGTATGGGTCTGCTTGGTCTTCTGGCTTCGCTAGAATCACCAACTGGAAGACGTACACGCCTGGAGGATCAGGAACTATCGTTGTGGACTCTAACGCTAACTCAACAGTGAGCGGCACTCTGTCTCTGACAAGCCGTGGTGTTGTAGGTGTTGAGCCTCCGATTGCTGGTAACTCGATCAACGGTCCTAGCCCAACAGTAGGCTGGGGTACGAACACAACGTATCTGGGCATTGCTCAGACGCTGCCGGCTCGTGCTTCTGGCTTCCTGGCTTGGACGTGTGACGACCGCTCGGGCTCTCGTGTACGTAAGTTCCGCGTTAAGTGCGCCGTGTCTCGTAAGGTCAACGACCACCCGACCAACACATCAGGAACCAACGACCAAAAGATCGATATGGTTAACGTAAGGTTGCCGTAAACACATCTGCCATAAGTAAATTGAAAGAGGGCTTCGGCCCTCTCCCATTTAAGAGGAAATAAATGGACAAAGGGCCATTCGATTTTATCAATAGTGAGTACGCTGCATACGTCACTGTAGCTGTAGCTACTTTCTGGGGTGGGCTAGTGTCCTACTACGACAAAATGACTACGTTCTCATGGAAAAAGCTAGCCATCCACATGATGTCTAGTTCATTTGCAGGTCTGGTTGTTGCCATGCTAGCGCAAGCCGCTGGACTGTCCGTACCCCTGGTTGGTGCTTTGGCTGGTCTTGCAGCCCACATGGGCACTCCAGCAGTTGTCAACCTCCTAATGAAGAACCCTACGGTAAGTAAGTTCTTCGGAGAAGAAGGAAAGAAGTAATGATTACGCTAGCTCAACTGCTAGCGATCATGCCTTATGCAAAGGGAAGGGCTGAGAAATTCTTGGCCCCTCTCAATGCAGCCATGGAAGAGTTTGGGATTGACACCCCTGCCAGACAGGCTGCCTTCCTTGCCCAGATTGGGCATGAGAGTGCCCAATTGAGGTATGTTCGTGAGCTAGCCTCAGGAGAAGCCTACGAAGGACGCAAGGACTTGGGGAACACTTCTCCAGGAGACGGTGTGAAGTACAAAGGACGTGGCCTTATTCAAATCACCGGGAAGACCAACTACGTTCAAATGATGATGGCTCTAGACCTGGATTGTGTAGAACATCCTGAAGTGCTGGAGGAGCCTGTCAATGCTTGCCGCTCTGCGGCTTGGTGGTGGAACAACCGAGGGCTGAATCAGCTAGCAGACAAGGGAGATTTCCTTAGGATCACTAAGGTTATCAATGGTGGAACGAACGGGCTAGCAGACCGCGAGGCTCTTTACAAAGCTGCCAAGAATGTGTTAGGAGTATAAAGTGGATTGGATGAAACTACTGAAGACTGCCGCTCCGTGGATCGCTACAGCCGTCACAGGGCCTCTAGGAGGCATCGCAATCGACTTGGCTACCTCCGCCTTGGGTGTGTCAGAAAAAACGACTGAAGGGCTTAAAAATGCCCTTGCTGGGGTCACTCCAGAGCAGATGCTTGCTCTGAAGAAGGCTGACCAAGAATTCCAGGCCCACATGGAAGAACTTGGCATCAAGAAGATCACTGACCTGGAGAAGATTGCAGCCGATGATCGTAACAGTGCAAGAGACATGCAGAAGTCAACTCGCAGCAACATGCCTGCGATTTTGACTTGTGGAGTAGCTGCAGCGTTTCTTGCTGGCTTCTTCGTCCTCTTCGGGGTAGAGATTCCGAAGGAGAACAAGGACATCATCGTGTATATGTGTGGTCAGCTAGCTGCAGCATTCGCTGCTTGCCTTGCCTTCTGGGTAGGTACTACACGTAATAGCAATGACAAGACTGAAATGCTGGCGAAAGCCCAGCCGATCAAGTAGAAAGAACAAAAGCCCCAAGGCTTGCGCCTTGGGGCTTCATTAGAACAAATTTTTGTGCCTCTGTGGTAAGGAAGCATGTGAGCCCGCTAGCGAAAGCTAGCGGGCTTTTTTCATTCCAGTTGCCAAACTACCTTCGGAGGCTGCTGTCGCAGTTGATGGTCTTTGATGTATTCCATAGCTAGCTCTTCAGTGTAGTGCCAGTTAATGGAACACCAGAAAGGCCACCAAGGGTACTTAACTTCGGCATAATACTTACGATCACACTGAATGATTCTGTACTTCAGTCTGTTGGACATGCTTTCCTCATTGCTTTCTCTGTAGCAGGGTTGCGTAGTCGGATGAGCCCGCACTTCGTGCAAGCACTCCAGTGACAAACTTTCCTGCCCCAGTTATGGGCTGTGTCAGGCTTCTTGCTTGGCTCCACTCTCATGTCCAATCTTATGGGCATAGCGGACGGCATCTATCACCCACTCATGAGGAAACCATTGCGCAGCTTCTTCTGCCGTTTTAGGCAGGTATTGAAGACAAGGGGAGGGAGTGAGAATGCTACCCTCTTTCAAAGCCATCATTCTGGCAAGAATGATGGCATCAGCCCGACTCATCTTAAGCATGGTGAGGCTCCTTCTCTTCGGCTACAGCATCCAAAGCTTGTTGAGCACGGAAGGCAATCAACTTCTTGAGCACCACTTCCATGTCATCAGCACTCTGAGCAAGTTCGATAACGTAGTCCAGCATGTCCTCTCGTCCCGCCTTCCACATGAAGAAGCCCAGGTTGTAGGCTCCCAGTTGTGGTTCTTGGTTGATGGTGAAAGGAAGTTGCCGGATGGCATGGTTGAAGAAGCCCTCAGTGTCCAGCACAGCGAAAGTGAGCCGGTAGAGTTCCTTCTCCTTCTCTGTGAAGAGCTTCAGCTTCATTCGTCATCCCCAAGGATGTCGTCCAGCACAGCGAAGCCCTTCCCAGTTTCCTTCTCAGCCTTGGTCTTCTGCTTGTAGCGAGCCTTCAGGTATTTGCTGACAAAGCCCTTCTTCAGGCCAGTCTTCAGCTTGACGCTCTCCACAAGGTCTTTGAAGTTGTCCATGTGAAGCTGAGCCTCGCTCAAGTGCGTGTAGGCTTCCTTCACCACTTCACGGAGGTAGTCTTCATGGATGTTGGCAGTGACGCCATCCACAGTCACCGGGACTGTTTCCCCGGTTACGTTGTTCTCGTCATTCGGATTCAATCTTCATTCCTCCTTGGTAATTGTAGTGGGAGGTTTCTTTGAGCAGACCTTCATAATGGGCACCACCGACGAACAAGAAGCCAATGATGTCATCAAAGACATGCCTGCTTGCGATGCTGTCCAAATATTCTTGCATGTCCATTAGAAGTACCCCAGGATGGCTCCGACGAATGGGACGAACACACCGATGATTCGTCCAACAAAGAACGTAGTGATGGGGGAGTCATGCACAACAAGCTGCACAGTGGCCCATACGTTCATGCACCAACCAACGATCCCAGCAACAGCCAGGGCAACAATCAGCACGAGGCCAATCAGTTTAGCGTACATTCAACTTTCCTCCTTCTCAAGTTTCATAGGATTAGCAATATGCTTTCCATCCTTGTAGATCACCGGAACAGTCCGGTGTCCCATGTCCAAGATGAACTGCCTAGCTTCTGCATCTTGGTCGATCCTCACTTCCACGAACTCAATGCCTTTGACTTTCAGTTGTAGCTTCAGGGCATTGCAGCCTGGGCAATTTGCTTGGCTGTAGACGTAGATCATTTTCCTCCTTTGTCTCAAATCTGAGACAGGGCCGAAGCCCTGTTCCCTCACTTAATGGGGCATGCACCCGTGGCACACTCGTCCCCTCCGTCAAACTCAGCAGCGCTGATGCTTGTAATCAACCGCGTACGGCTTACAAGGTCATCATACACCTCCTTGCTCACTTCCTCGTAGGGGGCTTGCTTGAAGCCATGCTCCGAGTGTAGCAGGAAAGACAGGCTCTTGTGATTGTCTTTGTAGTGGGTTGCCAAGTATTCACGAATCTCAGGAAGTTCTTCCTTGCGGTAGTAGACAGTGCAGCTAACGCTGTTGTCACTCCACACCCTCTGCATTTCCTTCACACACTCAAGCTGCTTCACAGCCGTCATGTCTTTCGCTAGCACAGTGCCTTCAGGGTAGCTGAAGGGGAAGCTTACCACAACAGTGGAGTGATCCTTCGTGCCATCGAAGTTTTCTTGGAACTCTACAGGATATCCGTGCTCTCGGCAAGTCTGCACCAGCGGGTGGTCAGCCATGATGCGAATACGACGAATCATGTACTGAGCGTAAGCCGGGTGAACTCCAGGCGTCACACCAGGAAGAAGCGATAGCGTACCAGACGGCTTCACTGTTGTCAACTTGATCGACTCAGGGAAGCCCTTTAGCCTGCTGTACTCCACGTCGTACTTGCGGAGTTCCTTGTACACCCAATCAAGCCAGCTACGCTGCTCGGCGGAAGCCTGGAGGATACCAGTCATTCCGATGCCCCTGCGCATGTTCTTGTTGACGATCTTCTCAGTTTCCTTGTGATGGCAAGGCAGCGCTAGGCTGTGCTTGTTCACACGGTAGAGAAGCTTCACAACATCAAGCAGTTCTTCTCGGCTGTTGACGTTGGGCAGGTACACCTCTGCAAGGCAGCACGTCTCGTAGTTGGCAAGGCTCTGCTCTGCGCAAGGATTGTACCCCATCACTTCAGGATCAGGGAACCAGCCCTCGCCCAGACGGCCCATCGCACGAGAGAGGGAAAGGTTAATCAGTCCGTAAGGTTCACCCTTACCTTCGTAGCCCTCCCAGAAGTAATCGTGCAAGTCTTCAATGTCATTACACACCACGCTGTTGTTGCTCATGGCACGCCAGCTAGGAATGCTCCCCATATCCCAGCGCTTGGCTAGGAGGTACTCAACATCATCGGGATCACCAATAGCAATCTGGGCAGAGCGTCGGACATTGCCAGCCACCACAACAGCCCCAATGATGTTCATGATGTCTAGAGCATCAATCGGGCGAATCTTCTTCCCAGCACGTTTCTCCAGCACTTCACTAATCTTCCCGATACCCCAGCAGAGGTCTTCTGGGCCTGAGGCTGTTCCTCCGAAGCCCTTGATGGGGGCTCCCTTGCCTCGAATAAGCTGTGTGCTGTAACTGAAGTGAGGATTATCCTTTGTTGAGAGGAAGGCTGCCTTAAGGGTTTTCGCTAGAAGCGCCACCCAACCTTCTCGTGTATCAGGCACGATGAAATCTGAAGAGGCGTTATCCTGTCGCTTCGGCGCCTTGAATTTCTTGTTCACCTTCGGTAGCTTGCTCACATGCTCCCGCTGGATGTTGTAGCCTACCCCAGAGCCCAGCATCAGCATGTCCATCGCCCAGGTGAAAGGGCGTACGGGATGGTCTACAGTGGTGAAAGCGCAGTTCTGAAGGCTGGGCAGCCCTAGCGTGTCAATTGTGGAGGTTCCAAGCTGCCAAAGGAAACGTCCTGCGACAGTGCCCTTTAGAGCCAGCATATAGCCTCGTAGGCGGTCTGATTCCTCAGGGGTAAGGCCTACCCCTAGCTGAGAGTTTGCGGCGCTTACAACGCGGTTTACAGTGTCTACGAACTCTTCAGTGGGGCTGTCGGCGTTTGCTTGGTCGAGGCGTCGGGCGTAAGTTCGTTTGAAAGTGAGGTAGCCCACGGTCGAGAACGGTGTTTCTGGAAATGGTGTGGCTACGTTATTCGAATCCGTCATCTATTCTTTCTAGTTTTGTAGTTGAAAAAGAAGAAGACTCCGCTTCTTCCACGCTGACAATCTTCGCTCCTGGAAAGTCCAGGAGTGTCGCCAGCACGGCTTCTGCGGAGTCTTCTGCCTCCACTCTATGGGCATTCCATGAGCGAGGGAATGCGTATTTTACTACGAAAATTCTCTTTGTCAATCTGTCCCTCTTTATTGGGCTTTCAGACCGCCAAATGCCTTTCGCAACTTCTTCTCAACTTCGACCCGCTTAACGTCAGTCATCAACTCCTGCTCTTCTGGGTTGTACGTGCATTCAACAAGAGGAAGTTCATCTGCGGCACAGGTCAACCGAAACCACGTCGTACCAGAGGGCAATCCCAAAAGCCGACGAACTTCCGCCATTGCCTCACCCTGATTTACAGCATACTTCGTCATACTCCCTCCCTCACAGGCAGCTTCATACTGCCATCCTCGTTATAAGCATTTCCACGAATAGCATCCCGAATAGCTTCAAGCTGCTTGATTTCAGCCCTTTTCTCCTCGTAGTCTGGCTCAGTCTGGCTCTCAGGAAACTCCTTCTCGTCAGGCGTGCCGTCTAGCTCTGCATCCTTGAAGGTGATGCTGTTGCCCATGAGGGCTGCTAGCTCACGGGCTAGCCCGATGTCTGTATGGGCTGCTGCAATCATCCGCTCTGTGGCATCACAGAGCGGGCTATTAATCCACGCTCGATTAATCGAAATCTCTCCTACAGCCCTGAAGCCCACGCCTGTCTTGCCTTGCATGTCCCGATGGTTGGCAGGCTCATAAGCGATGGGATAATCAAGATCGAAGCCTAGCTGGCCTAGATACTTGTTGACGAGTGGGTCAAGCTTGGGATCAAGCAATTCAATCTCGTTGTAACCCTTCAACTCAGGGATCAGAAGAAGGTCACGAAAGCTAAATACTCTGGACAATATAGTCCTCCTTTACTGCAGTACCGGCGCCTGAAGCTGTAGCTGCTGGAGCCACTTCAAGAGCATCGGCATCTTCTTATACTCATAGGTCGTCTGGAAGAACACTTCCAAAGTCTCCCCTTTGTGGTGAAGTACAAAGTGGCTGGGAAAGAAATCCGCCACCACTTTGCCTTCCTCTTCGACATCAAAGAACGGTGGGAATCTTTCTACCTTGAAGAATGATACCACCCCTTGCGGGAAGAGGCAGTACATTCCGATGGGCAAGTTCCCTAGCTGTACAGGGACTTCAGCAAACATTAGAAGCCAGTCCAATCAAGACTCTTACCTGGAAGCACACCCTTCTTAATCAGAAACTCTTCCATGCGCTCTTCCCACTCAGCGAGGTCTGGCTTGATGCAATCCGGCTGGTTGGTCTTCTGGTCGATTTCTTCAGCGGCTTTCTTAAGCCGCTGGTATTCTTCCCACTCTTCCTTCGTAATTTCCACCTTCTTAGGCTCAAGCACAGGAGGCGTTGGTGGAAACTTAGAGACATCAGGTAGTAGAGGTCTGATTAAGAAAGGAGGGTCGATGGCTGGCATAACACCCGGTGCCGGGCCGATCCAAGGATATCCCCACTCACGTTGATAATGGTCTGTCACTGCGCTTACTACGCACATACTACTTCCTCCCTCGTTGTTCGTTTAATCACTCTGTACAGAATGCTTGGGTCTTTCATCCGCTTGTGCATTGCTTTGTTAGCAGCCTTAGCATCCCTTGGGTTGCTGAAGCCTACAAAGTTGGAATTGAAAGGAACGGTATCAAACCAGCTAACCCCTCCACTCCAACCTGTGTTCTGGGCAATGAACACGGCCCACTCACGAACTTCACCCACACTGCTTCTCCTTTCCGTGGCGCTCGGTATAGCCTGCGCCTTGTTGGTTTAGTTGTTCGATCTTTGATTGACGATACTTAACCGCTTGAGCGAAAGCTTCCTCATCGCCTAACTTTGTCACAGAGAAGTGCTTTGACTTCCTTGTCCCGTCAAGTTCAACCCAATTTGCCCGCCAGTAGAAGTTACCGTTTGGATTACTCACCTTGTTAACACCAGTCACAAGCGTATGATGGTTCTTAGCCTTCTTCCTATTTCTCATGTTCTCGGCATGAGACACCAACCTCAGATTTTCAATGCGGTTTGATGTAGTGCCGTCAATGTGGTCAATCATCGATCCCGCTGGTAACTCTCCGTAGTGTAACTCCCACACTATCTTGTGTACATGGTAGTTGTTCTGTTTCAAACGGATGACATACCTAAAGTAGTTCGGGTATGCCTCTGACAAACATCCCGCTACCCCACCAGCCGAAGCCTTTTGCACATTGTTATGCCTCCCAGTCCATATGTCCTTCTTCCAGCGTAGGCAACTAGGGCTAGTCTCATCATAGACAAACCAATCGCCCCATTTCAGGCTCTTAGCCATACGTTCGTTTTAGCCAATCCAACGACACAAATAAAGGATCGTAGGCTCCATCCTTAACATTGTGCTTCAGCACCACACCTTTCCAATGGTGATTACCTTGGTGCCCCTTATAAGACTCCTGGTGCTCATAACATGCTCCACACACGAGCCCGATTTGCTGCTGCCCTGTGGGTAGAAACCGGACAGCAATATCGAGAGTCTGCCTGTGCCCCATCGTAAAACTCTGCCCGATAGTCTTGAGCATGTTGGCTGCAGTTCCACTTAGTGGTCGGCCAGTCATTACGTTTTCCCAGTAATGCACATAAGCTATGCCGTCAACCACAACAGGCTTCTTGAAGTCATGTACTTCCCAACCATACTCATCAAGCCCTAAGCTATCAATCGACAAGAACCCATGAAGTTCAGGATTGGCATTTACATGCCTAGTGATCCTATCCTCATGGTTGCCCAAGGTGACGAGTTTGCGAGGCATGTACACAGGCTCTCCCGCAAGAAACTGCTCACGCTGTAGCTGCACAATCGGTTCGTTGAGTCTCTTCCAGCCCTCCCGGGCTGCATCAATATCTAGCTGTACCCTCTTACCTTCCGCAGTACGCTTGCCTTTGTCGTAGCTAGAAAGGCTCTCCATGTCTGCGAAATCGCCGGCATGGACAATAACGTCTGGACGCTTGCGTACGATGTACTTACCGATCCACTCCAAGTAGTCGAGGCTAACACCCGGTTTGACTTGCGAATCTGGAATGTACAGGTGTGTTCGCCCTTCGGGAGCCTTCGATTCTTGCGGAGTTCTTGAAGTCCGACGAAGAAAATCCGATACCGTCGATTTCGGAACTTTGAGTTGTTCTGCAATTTCCCTCCAGGATAGTGTGCCAGTCTGCGCTAGCTCTAGAGCACTGCTCTTCCAATTAGTTTCCTGCATTTTCCTCCTGTTCAAGCTTTGCTAGTTGTTCTTTGAGTTCTCGGATTTGACGCTGACGAGGGGTTTCACACTTCCAAAGTAAAATGCCCTTACGAACCTCTTGGAATAGGTCTTGGAATAGCTTGGGCCGTGCGTAAACTTCTTTGATAAGGAACTCATGACTTGCTCCAATCTTATCCAACTCTTTCTCATCCCAGAAAGGGGTGTTCCAACCGCTTCCGTCTGCGGCAACTAGGATGTCTTTGCCCCATTCGTCCTTCAACCCAGAGACAATCCAAACTCGATTGCCTCGGTCAATCACCCGCATGAAAGACTTCAGTTCAAACACAGGCTTCCTCCTCCACCAACTCCAGCAGGCTCTCGTGGTACACCCAACGGAACGCATCCGTATCTTCGGGGAACCTCACGTAGATGCCAAAGATGTCCTTCTCCACCACCTTCCCCACCTTACCGATGGTGGCATCCATATCCTCCACCCACACGTCGGCCCAACCAGGGACAGACTCCTCATCCTTCAGCCCCAGGTCCAACACCCTCACACGATCACCAACGTTCATTTTTGCTCCTTAAGAATTGCCCTCAACGCTGCTCTACGCTTGTCAGCATTGGTAAGCTGTTGTGAAGTGTACCCCCTAGTTTGACAGAATGCAAGCACTTCCTTCACTGGTCTTTTCATCCACTCTATGACTTTCTTCTCAACTAGGGCGTCTTCGTAGGAAAGACCGCTGCGCTCGGCGTAGCTTTTGACTTTATGGCATGGCTTACAGGCCAGCACCCAGTTGCCGTTGCAGTCCAGCAGCTTGTGCATGAACTCAGCGGCTTCTTCCCAGGAGCCGCATGCCCCAGCTTGGTCCACATGGTCAACCTCAAGACTGCTAGCTGCCCACCACTGTTTGCAATAGTAGCACATCCCTAGTTTCTTGGCCCGCCCTGTGTAGCCCTTAGGGGGTGGCACCAGTTGACCAGACTTCCACTTCAGCTTAGCTGGATAGACGGACCAGATGCGACGGATGGCTCCACGGAGATATACGAAGAAAGCAGATTTGGTTTTCCAGATATCGGGGAAGGCTTGCCAGGGCTCTTTATTCGAGACTGCTGTAGCCAACGCTCACCACCTCCCAGTCCACGTCCTCTACTTTCCAATCCCCACTCTTGATCTTGTCCAGCACTTGCTCTCGCGTATACCACGCCACTGTACCTGAAGCCCAAATCATCTTAGCTGAAGCAGCGTCCCGGTAGAAACTGAGCACCCCCTTCAAACCTGTGAAGTAAGTGACATGGAAGATGTGAGCGACTTCCCAGTTAATTGCTGCCATCAATCTTCACCCACTTACTATAGTTAAGTTTGTCTTCCACTTCAGCAGCGCTGAGACGGAAGCTTCGCTCGCGGTCTTCTGCATCCCAGTAAGGGATAAGGTATTCCTCCGGGATGGGCTCATAGTACGCCGTGTACACCTCATCGTAGCCACGCACCCTGAACTTAAAACTCTCTCGCTTCAAAACTCCACCTCCAACTTCTTAAGGGTTTCTCTTACATCAATCTTGTCTCCATGCTTACGCAGCATGAAAGCAAGCGTGGTGTTCTCCTGCAGCATGCTAATAGCATCCACAGTCACTACATGCTGTTCCCAGTCAGGCTTCAGCGTCGTCATCTTGTCAGGGTCTTCGTAGGCTCTCCAGCCAGGAAGGGTGACAGGAGCGGGGTAAAGCTTCTTGTAAGCCTTCACAAGGCCTTCCCAAGCCTCTCTATCGTCCTTTGCAGCCCCGATGTAGGGGAAGGCTGTCTTAGGCCCCCAACGCTTAGCTCCAAGCCCGCCAGCGCGCTTGTCGTAAGCCGCATGAGCACAGTAGTTGTCAGCATCATCCCCACTAACGATTTGCCAGTAGAGCCACATACGGCCCCGCCCATCTACTTCGCCTGTAGTCTCATTCATCTTCAACCAACCGAAAGACCCGTCATGCGTGTTGAAGCCGTCCAGGTCTGTAGGGTGGAGAAGGTGTGCAGCACACTGTTTGTAGTCCTTATCGACTGCAGCAGTGATGAGCAAGTCGCTATCGCTTCCGCTCTTCATCCATTTGGCATAACCCTCGTAGCTATCCATGCTCACAGCGTCGTCGGCTTCAATGCCAGTGACAATCTTGCAGGCATGCTTCTTGACGAGGTAGTCTTTCAACTCATCCAGGTGAATAGGACGAAGGGAGTTCAAGCGGTTTCCCTTGTACATCATCACAGTGGACACATCATGACGGAAGACGTTGCCCTTGCCACTGTAGCCGTAATACCGCGTAGCGTCTACGGCATCCTTCACACGTTCAATCATTTGCTTGAGCGTATGCATGCAGTGCTCTACGGGCTCAGGCTCTTGGATGTCGGTGTAGTCGAACTCTTCAGCCTTACGAGGCGATGTACGTCCTTGATTGTACTCAGCTAGCCAACCTCCTTCTTTCTTGGCCCAGTGGCCGTAGAAGTCTGTACGAGTGGGGAAATCGTATTCGTCTCCGCTTTGTCTGTGGACCACCTTGACGGAGCGCTTCTCTCCAATGCTACCTGCTGTGTAGAGCAGTGGGTCGTAATCGAAAACTACTGTCGTCACTGAGGCTCCGTCCAACGCTTTTCACACAGAGAGCATTCACACTCGTACCAGTAGCGATCATTGCTAGGGTCATAGTTGCCAGAGCTACCACGAGGTGTCTTGGTCACACAACGCTTCGGATGGATGCACTCTTCTTGAATCTCTTCAATTTGGTTTTCCAAATCTTTGATTTGCTTTCGTAGCTTCTTAATCATTTCCGTCTCCATGCATGATCGGCACCATTGTTAGATTGCGAGTAGTGGTAGAGCGCAGCTTACCCAGCAGGAATGTAATCTCTCTGTGTGTGAGTGTCTGGTTGTACAGGATGGTGCTGAAGCAAAGCCCGCCCCAGTACACAGGATCATCCGGGAACGGCTTCACGCTGATAGTGGCTCCACTCTCGAAATGCACCATCAAGGTGGAGTAATTAGCTTTGCTGATTCCTGGAAGCTGCCTCAACTCCTCAAACAGAAGTGTAGCGTGAACAGTGTTGTGGGTAACCACCAAACAACGTGCGTTCGGATCGTTGACAGCGTTCTCAAGAATTCTCAGGTATGGTTTCATTAGTGCCAAGTTCTTCCTCCAAAATCAATTTGCAAGCCACAGGCACAGCCTGCTTCCACCTCTTCAGCAACCCCGTATGTCCATTCCTCTCAGTCCAAACCTTGTAGTAGCGTTGGAAATGGACGATGACGTTCATGGCTGAAGTTCTAGTGGGATACACCTCGGCGCGTTCTAGCTGTCCGTCGCTGCCGTATAGCAAGCCATTCGCAAAGCGAATGACATACATTGTTCTAGTTTGCATAAGCAAAAAGCCCGCGCCCGTAAAGGCGCGGGCAGTCTCCCTCTTCTAGTTGTCTACGTCAGAACGGGATGTCGTCATCCATATCATCAAAGTTAGTAGCTTCCGGCTTCGGAGTCTCCAACTTCTTGGGGGCCTTCTTAACAGCAGGAGCAGGCTTTGCCGGCTTTTCTTCTTCCTGCTTTTCTTCTCCCGCAGCTTCCCGAGCAGCCTCTAGCTCAGCCTCGTAGGCTTCGACAGCAGCTTGCATGGGAGAACCAGCGTAGTTGTTAGCCAGCTTGATGATTTTGATGATATTGGAGCGCAGCTTAGCTTTACGAAGTTGCTCAACAGTGGCTGTAGCAAACTGAATTGCAACAGGCTCACACTGAAGCGCAGGCACCTTCATAGGCTTTTCTTCTCCAGTTTCCTCGCCCTCTGCGTCAAGCACAGGGACGTTGGGGACAGGCGAAGAGCCCTTGAAGTTGACGTTCTTGTAGGTCTTCTTCTCGTCTCCCTCACCCTTCTCCGTAATCTTCACTTCAACGTTGCAGATGAAGGGTTGATTCAGGAGGAGTTCAAGGTCCAGGCTACGAGGATTCTTGCGATCATCAATCGCAATCTCAGGCATCCCTACAGCCTTAGCCAGCTTCGTGATGACGCTAGCTCCAGGCAGACTCCAGTTTTTGCCCTTGATTGTCTCTCCCTTGTCGTTCTTGGGAGGAACGCATTGGAAGTTGATGGGCGTAAGCTTACCACCAAACACACGATTCAGAGGAATGCGGTAAGGCTGTTCGCCAATATTTCCACCGTAGTCCACAACATCACGAGTGAGGTCAGCGAAGATGGCAACACCTTGTGCAGGCTTCTGGGGACGGCTCTCGCCGGTTTCCTCGTTCACGTAGTCTTCACGCTCTTGTACGCCCAGGTCAACGATGAGGCTGATACGGGCAGGACGGGCGCCTTCTTTGGGAACAGGCAACTTGCTGTAGTCGAAATTGCTTCCACCACTGTTGCTCTGGTTTTGTTTATTCATTGGCTTAAATGCCATAGTGTTCTAAGTCCTTTCAGTTAAAGGGAATGTTTGAATTGGCTAAGTGTTAGCCTACGAGAGCCCGAATCTTCAGAAGAACGGACGCTGCCTGCGTTGCTTCAGCTTCACTCACTTCCGCTGCAGCCTTGGCTGCTGTTGCCTTGTCTCGTTGAGTAGCTGCTTCCGCAGTGTGGTTCTCAATCACAGACTCAAGTTCAGTCATGGTCTTGGTGAAAGCCGACAACACGTCGGCAGTGGTCTTCAGTTTCTTAGGAAACATTTAGGCTTCTCCTCCTTAAAACGGGATATTGTCTTCTTCCACAGACGGCGCTACGCTGCCGTCTGCAAGCTGCTCGTACTCACTCACAGCCACCTTGAAGCGGTCATACATCGTGTCAAAGTCTCGGGCGTAAACATCACGCTTGTACTCCTCATCAAAGTCCTTCGTGATCGTCGGGAACTGTTCCTTGCTGTCCGTGACAGTGACACGCCACTTCTTCTCAATGGCAGGTTCGTACAACTGAACTTCGCTATAGCCTTCCTTACGGATTTCCAGAGGCCCTAGGTCCGTGGTGATGACGACGCTCTTGAACGTATTGCCGTCTACAACAAACGACAGGCCCTTCACTGTAGCCTTCTCGTACAAAGCAAGGCGGTCAGCCTTCACTGTTTGAAGTTTCTTCATTCTTCTCCTCTCTCAAATCTGAGACGTTTTCCAAGCCGTCCAGCAACTTCTCAATAGCGCTGTAGTCTCGGTGGTAGTAGAGGTTGTACACCTCTTGTTTGAACTCCCGCAACGTCATGAGGTGAGGGAGCGATACGACGGTTTTACGTCGGGTCGTTGGCTGCTGCATCAGATTGGGCCTTGTCTTGAGCCTCAATACGTTCACGCAGGTTCTTCACGATATCCAACGCAGTGCCCTTGACAGCCACACAGAAGTGGTCAACGACACGCTCCATGCTCTCTTCGCTCAGGCTGCCTGTGGTAGCCATGGCGTAGTCTGCAGCATAAGCCGAGGAGACTCGGGCCAGAGCATTGAACAGCACCTCATAGTTGGGGGTGTGTCCAGCGATTGCCTTGTCGATATCCAGGGCAAGGCTGATGATCTTGTCGGCCACAGTGCCTTCTTCCGTTACAGCTTCACTCAATTATTTCTCCTTCTAACACGCCGTAACGTTCAGAAACGGCATTATACACAAATTTACGTCTCTAGTCAAATTCTAGTGACGCAATCCAATTTCATACCTTTGATAGGTACGTTTGCCTGAGCAGGCCCCACCCCAATGGTGCTACGAGCCATAGGCCACCCCGCTCCTGCTGCGTACTCCCAACACTGTTTCTCAGTTTCGAAAGTCTCAATGAAGAAGCCTGGGTGTGTAGGCTGCCCTGAGAAGAGCAGCACGAGGGCTACAGCTTGCAGCATGTTTAGTCCAGCGACTTGTCTTCCTCTTGAGGAGGGAGTACATGGACATACCGAGTGTTCAGGGTTTCGAAGTCCACTCCATTCGGGTCTACACCTACGATGGTGCTTGTTCGAACCGCCAGTGTTCGACCAAGGAACGGATGGTCCAGCACTTCCTCCAGGAAAGCACTTGTGCCGATACCGTGATGGTATGCCTCCCCAACATAGTGAACCGTAGGTTTCACGTTCAGCCCTGCTTGTTCTGAATTAATCATTCTTCCCTCCTTACATTCGTTCGAACGCATCGCACACCTCATCCATGAGGTGGTCCAGCGTCCCGTTGTTTGCGATTGTCATGTCACCTTCAACGAAGGTAACTCCAGCCTCACTAGCGTGAGTATTCACCTTAGGAGCATCAGGTCGGTAGATATGCCAGACAACCCCACCCTTACTACGTACAAATTCTGCTTCGTTGTCAAAGCGCACGTCTGTGACTACAGCGTGGCAGCCTGCAGCATGAATCTTCTTGATCTTCTCGTAGGCAATAAGTACCCACAAGTCTTCATGAATCAGCTTGCGTCCCCACTCCGTGCCTAGAGTTTGTGCCATATAACGGTAGGATTTCCCGTATGGCTCCACCGGCACTTCCTTCAGAGGTCCATTGAAGTGCTCAGGTCCAAAGCCAAACATGGCTCCAAGCCCAGCACGGAGTGGGTCAGCGAACGCTACACTTTTTGCCTCGTAGGCATCCTTGAGCATTCCTGCAACAGTGTCTTTGCCACTTCGGGCTGGCCCTGCCAGCCCGATTAACTTAGTCGTAGACCAGGGTTGAATATCAAACCCATACACACGCTTTACGAATCCAGAGTCTACAGCAATTTCATTTTCCAGCATCTTCCTCCTCTAACTCATCTATCCAAACTTTGTCATACTCAAGGCCCTCTAGTCTTCCCATTGTCCTAGTGAAGGAGATTTGAGCACGCCGAAGGGCTTCCATGTTGATGCTGGAGTGTCCCTTCTCATACAGCCACTCCAGCAGCCAGCTAGCCCTAATTCTGTGAGTGTTCACGTAGCCTTCCTTCTTCACGATCATGCGAGGAGGGAAGTCCTTGGGCAGTTTGAACGTGTACGGCAGCATGACTAGAACGTGCGTAGAGCCGCTTAGGACAGCTTCTACACAGGCACGTACCATCCGGTCCCAATCAGAGCGCCTAGGGGCCTTTAAAGAGGATCTGTAGGCCTTGCTGGGCTTGCCATGGCGCAGCTTGGCTACGTCTTCTGGAGTTTTGGTCAATGGCAGGCCCCCCATGTCCTTCCCAGAATGTAGTCCGCTGCCAACGTCACATTCAGCTTGTAGTAGCGACTGGTTTCCACAACAGACTCCTGGATCATCTTTCCAGCTTCACAGAGCCCGATAAACAGGTGGGTGTCCGTGTGCCCAATCTCAGACCAACCGGGGTTGGCTGCCTTGAATTCCTTTAGCAGCTTCTTACCAGCTTCCACCTCGGGAGAGTCTTTCATCTTTCCAGGTTTATCTGGGTCGGGAACTTGCCAAACACCTTCAATCTTCACCAGCTTCCACTTCACAAAACTCTTGTGCATTTCCATCTGCGCTTCATCCAAACGTTCAAAGTGTTCGCTAGACACTCCCGCACCGTTACGTGCTGCCATACGTTTTCACGTAGGATCGGACTATATCACGGACTCTTTTGAGCCCCCTTCCATTTCGGCAGCGCTTGCTTGCCTACTCCCTTACGGGATAGTCTCTGAACCTTGAAGGTTACCAAGTGTAGTTTTGAGATACGTGGGTCCAGTTTTGACGCACCTTGATCTTGCGAACTCGGTCGTAATCAAAACCCCTGTCCCTAACTTCTGCGGCCGACAGCCCTTGCTGTAACAACTCACAGATTTGAATGACTTCACTCTCCGTCACTAGAGCCCTGGCGTTATTTTCACCAGTAGCTGAGCGACCCTCCATCTTGTACGAATACTCAATGTTCTCGCCGTGGGTCATCCATTCGAGATTGTCTGCGTGGTTGTTGTAACGATTGAGGTCTTTATGGTTTACTTCCGGCAAGTTGGTTGGGTTTGGAATCCACGCTTCGGCAACCATCCGATGCACGCCCTTGCTAGTCTTCTTGCCATCAATCGTCACAGTGACGATTAGGTAACCTCTACCGTTGTCGCACGGCTTCATGGGTTTTCCACGCTTGCCTAGTACAACTCCACACTTCGAAACTCTTAGTCCGTATAACTCTCTAAACTCCACTTAACAACCTCCCTTGGCTGCGGATTAACATGCTCGCATTGTAACGAGTTTAGCCTTCCCGCAGTTAAAAAGGTTTGCAACATACCTCGCGGTATGAGGCCACAATTTCACTTATGGTATGCAATCAACTGTTGCACAAACTTCTTGCTCTTCCAGTCATCTTTCCAGAAATCCACCTTCAGCCCAGCGGCTTCAAGTTTCCTGTCATGGATCACCATAGCCCGCTTAGCACAGATAACCCCAGCAGATTGGAACAGGGAGTTGATGAGAGCCGATGCACTTCTAGTCGGAATCTTCCGCCCGTCAACGCCAAGGATGTATTTCTTCCCACCCTTCTCTGTCCAATACTCCTTCAACTTCTCCCCCAACAAAGCCAGAGGCTTTGCAGCATCCCAGTACGCTCCGTGAATCAGCTTACCTAGTGCTTCGGAACATCCCACAGTCTTAGCCACCCGCTTAGGCTGAGCCCCGTATGCACAAGCATACTTGACAGGCTTCGCATTCTGACGAGTGAATGTTTGTCCAATCATCGCTGCCACTTTTGCAGCAGTGATTGTATGCACATCGTTTGGGCTCTTTGCTGTCAGAGATACGCAGTAGGGCTTGCCATCCTCCGTGTCGTACCTCCAGCAGTAATGGGATTCAATCATCGCCTCTAGCGAGGCGAAGTCATAACCCATCTGCACGAAACCTTCATCTACGTCAACACCAAACTGATTCCGCATCTGCTCTCCATACAGAGAGGTGATGCGAGGAATGTTGGCTACGACACGATGCTTAAAGCGGCTTGTCCCTGCTCCGCATGTGTCCGCTGGCGTGGCAATACGCCCGTCTTCACGGACGAGAGCTAGAAAGCCTTTCCCAGCAAACTCATCGTCTTCGTCCACGTCATCAGGATCAACCCCACCCCCAAGAATGGAGTTACGACGATGGGAGTACGTCAAGAACTCAGAAATCAGCTTGGCATGAGGAAACTTGTCGTGCAAGGCTTCCAATGCCGGATCAATGTCCTTGTCCTGACCCACTGTAAGTGTGGGGTTAGTGTACACCTTCAGTGGACGCTTGAGGTCATGCCTCAGCAGTTTCTGCTTCAGCGCGTTCGGATGAACGCCAATTTCCTCACAACGGTCCTTGCAGAAAGGACTGGCTAGCGTCTGTTCAACGTAGCGCTCCACAGCTTCAGCGTACTTCTCTTCGGGAAGTTTATTCTTCTTTGCGTCGCATGTCAAATCTCTCTCTTTGTATTGCGACGGGCTCCACCCCAACTCAACCAACCAGCCCTTGATGTGCGTGATGTCCTTCACAGTAGCAGGCTCATGCGTCTTGATGGGCACCTCAGGGTCCATCGGCAGAGGCCACTCCAGACGCACACTATCAGGAAAATGAGCTACCCAGCTATCCTCATGCTGAGAGGCACAACCACCATGCTTCTCAATGAAGTTCAGCATGTGCTGAGACAGGCTCCCATCCTTCTTGAACTGCTTCTTCGGCGGCTTGAACTCCTTCAGCTTGGTGATCCCCATAGGCTTCGGAGGAATCAACGGCTCCACAACTTGACGAATGGACTCCATTTTCTCGTCAAGGTCACGGACGTTCGCTACAGCCAACTCCTGGTCAAACCAGAAGCCTCTGTGGCTCTGCATCGTGATGATGTAGCGGGTACGTTGCTCCAGGCTGAAGGGGCCTTCCCAGGCCCAGTCCCCCCACTCCTGCATCATCTTCTTGTATGCGTGAACATTGCTCAGGGTATCCTGAGCACAATACTTCAGCATTTCAGGATGGTATTGCTGGAATTCGGCTCCCTTCGGAGCGTTCCATTCAATCAGCCCTAGCTCGATAGCCTTCTTACGCCAATCAATCTTCTCGCTGCCAACACGTCTACCCCACTCATCAAGAGAGTGCCCGCCATAGCGGTCAGGGTTCAGAGTCTTGGACAGTACGAGGGTGTCTACGATACGCAGCTTGAGCCCATTGATGCTGCAGTTGTTGCTGTCGAACTCATCAATCTCGTAATCGAGCAGACCGAGGGCTTTTAGCACTAGGAGGTCGTAGTCAATCCCATTGTGAGCTACTAGCTCCGTAATCATAGGGAGTTGGATTTCAGACCAAAGCCTGATTTCTTCCAACCCGACGTATTCTTGGACGTTCTCAGGATTATCAATGTCCCGCTGGACTAGACACCAAATCTTGAAAGTGTCCTTCAGTTTGTATGGCGATGCTGTGTAGTCTACTGTTTCTTCATTCAGGAGGTTGTTCGCCTCGATATCGACTACTACTCGAATTTTGCCCTCCCTTCAAACATTTCCGACGACGGTGGCGGATTTCCGCACTTGTCCCAAGTGCGGGTTCCACCACTCAATAACTTGTTCTAACTCTTCCTCAGTGATGTACCTGACGAAGTGCTCGTGGAAGAAAAGCTTCAGCCTTCCTTCCTGAACATCATACCGCAAAACATGCGTGACGTTGCCGATGAGGACAGAGCAAATCAGGGGAACAAGTACAGCATCTGTACTCAAAGCCACCTCTCACGCTTCAGCTTTTCATAAGCAATGCGCTGACGCTCTCTAAGCTCTTCGTACACCTCAAGCAGCAAAGGCGTCTGTCCAGCTTGATAACGGCCTTCCACCCAAGCGCTTGTTTGCTTTGAAGCTTGCATGTAAGCCTCATTCTGCAGTTTCTTGTCGTCCATTATACATCGCTTTCCATCAAGGTTGTCATCTTTCGAGCGTACTTCGTGGCTCGCTTGTGGTCGCCACGCTTCAGGCATTCCTCCATGTTGCTCTTGGCGTCGTGAAGTTTGACGAAACGGGCCACAGAATTGGCCCTAACTCTAGCCATGTACTCTCCTTCAGTTTGACCAGGGACTTTGGACAAGTCCCTGATTGCATCAACAACCCAGTCGGGAAACAATGTGTAGAGCAAGAAGGGCGTACACGGCGTATCCTCCAAGATGTCATGCAGCACTGCCACCATTCGGACATACCAAAACCATTCCTCAAACGGCTCCTTACTGCCTGAGGCTTGGTAGGGGATTTGTGCCGTCTGCTTTGCTTCACAAACGCTGGTTTCTACCCGTGTCAGGTGGTAGGTGTAGTCGCGCTCCCCGTAGGTTTGGCCTGCGTGAAATTTTGAAGCCAAATTCCAAGCAAGATCATAATCAAAGTCGGAATTGGGTTCCATCAAGGGAGACATTCAGTAGCTCCTCCAGCCTTCCGGCAGTTGGCAGTTGGGTGGGGCCAGCTTGAACATCGGTCCAATCTGGTCATCTGTGTAGCCCGCTAGGCCACAGCCCACACGGGTGACGAAGAACTTCAGTTCAGGGTGGGCCTCAGCTTACTCAATGAACTGGTCCACGAACGCTTCAATCGTCTTGAGCGGAAGCGTTCTGAGGGTCACATCCTTCGTCGGGATGGCGTAGCTGTCGCCTGTACGTCCAACGCCTACACCGTAGACGGCTCCGTGGTGTTGACGGGCACAGAGGGCTGCTCCTTTGCCATGCCTTCCAGCTAGGTTGGAGCCGAAGACGAAGATGGTGTTAGTCGTATTGGTCATCTTGCACCATCACTGCAACGATGTCGGGAATGCTCATGGAGAACAGACCGGGCGATTTCGAAGTGTCGGCCCATTCAATCGTGTACCCCTTGTACGAGCCATCCGCATCACGAGTGAGTTCGACACTCTTAATGTTTCCAACTTCGATTGCGTGCCCACCCTTCATGTAGAAAGTGGCACGAAGGGATTTGTCAGTGTTGCTCATTTTAGGTGCATTCCAAAGGTTAATAGGTGGGAGGGAGAGGGAGGGCCATAAGCCATCCCTTTCAAGCTGCAAGTCGTTCGATAGCTTCATCGATGGTTTCGAACACGCCGAGTGTGACTTCCTCGCCTTCAACATAAGAAGCCTGCGGCTCCCACTCGTTGATGTAATTGTGAGCGCAGACGTTGTACTCCAAGCGCTCTTGAGCACGAGTGCAGGCCACGTACAGGAGGTTTTCTTCCTCCACGGGCAGGCCCACGAACTCTCCGCTCTCGTCACGTCCATCCTTGAAGTCGCATTCAACGATCACTTGCTTCCATTCCCGGCCCTTGCTCTTGTGAGCCGTGGTGAAGGTGACGTGCGGGTTGGGGGCGTTCTGGAAGCGAGCCAGAAGTTGCAGCCAGTCTTCAGCCTGACCACCTTCAACAGCCTTGGCGATGCGACGGAGTTCCCCGTCGTTCTCAGCTTCCTTCAGCAGTTCGTCCCAATCCTTGCAGGGAACCACCTTGTCATGCTTCACGCCCTTCTTGTTCCGGCTGAACAGGGACATCGCGCTTTCCAACAGCTTCACGAAGTCGTTGGTGTCGATTTCGATAGCGATAGGAACGTTGTTCCTGATTTCTTCCAGGGCTTCAGCCAGCAGGGCAGCGTTCGTGCGGAACAGACGGGTGTAGGGCTGCGAGCGGTCCACGATGCCCATACGGCCCGTCACAGACTCGATTTTCTCAAAGCCCATCACTTCCATGTCACCACGCAGAACAGCAGTAGCCACGTCAGCCACAGCCTGACCATAGCGGAAACTCTTGGTCAGCATCTTGATGGTGCAATGCTCAGCCAGCGCTTCCATTGCATTGACAGCACCACGCCAGCCGTAGATGGCTTGACGGGAATCTCCCACCACAACCACCTTCATGTGGGCGCGCTGGTTCATCACAATATCCATCACGCAAGGCGTGGTGTCCTGGAACTCGTCAACGTACAGCACTTCCACGCCATGGAACACAGGCTTGCTCAGTTGGAACAGCTTCAGATAGGTGTCGTGCGTAGCCAACACCACGCTGTTCACATTCACACGCTCGGCCCACAGAGCCTGAGCGAAGAACAAGACTTGCTGACGAACGTAATTGATGGCGTCCTTGTCGCCATCCAGCTTTTCAGCCACGTCCTTCATGTACAGGTGATCGTAGCCCAGCACATCGTCGGCGCTCTGCTCGAAACGTTGGACAGTGTTCTTGACCAGCAGGCCCAAACAGGCGCCCGTCAGGGCGACTGCCCCTTGATACACAACGTCGTTGATGGTGAAGAACTGGGCAATCTCGGAAGCAGTGCCAGCCACATTCCTGTAGCCACCACGGGGACGCTGCAGCTTGTTGCGCAGCTTGGCACCGAACGTGGCGTAAGCCTTGGAATGGCTGGAGCGGCACTCCACCCACTTGGGGAACTTCAGAGCGGCTTCGTCAGCGTTGCTGCGGTTGAAGCAGATGTACAGCGACGGCACTTGGCAGGCTTCAGCCATCAGCACCAGCGTCGAGGTCTTGCCAGAGCCGGCACAGGCCCGCAGTTGCAGCATTTCACCCACAGCCATGGCGATCAGGGTCTTGATGGCGTCTTGCTGCTGAGGGGTCGGTGCGTAGCTCATGTCTGGCTCCTGTGTTGATGGAATGTATTTTGGTTGTTCACAGAACCCCTGTCAAGCACCTTCTGTCAATTCCC